GTATTCGCATTGCACTGCATCCCAACTGCCATTACCGATATTGCCGGAGTATTTGACGAGCATCATCATGCCGGTGCGGATGACCGTGAAGCCCTTCGCGTTGTACAGGGTTACGGAATCCCACAAAGCCCCCCCTCGGCGTGAACAGGCGCACCGGCGTACCAACCGTGATACCGTCAAGCGGGATACGCCAGAGAGGCATGTACGCGTCACCCGCGCCGAACAATATCTTCCCAGACGGAACCTTCGGGTCAGCGGCAGCAGTCGCATTCGGCGAACCCTTCAACACGACCAACTCCACCAGCTCATTACCAGTCTTGGGGTTACGATTGTAATGCGCGCAAATGATGTCATTGCGTTTCATGCCCTGCGAACCGTTGGAGATCGTCACCGATTCCGCCGACGTGATATGCCAGTCCAAACCCTGGATCGACGCGCAGCCGGTGCCGATCGTCGCCCTGTTGGACGAACTCATCGAACATTTGAACGCGTCGCCCCAGTCGAACACCACGTCAGACTTAGAAAACTTGGCCTGATGGATGATCGCCTTGTCCTCACTCGAAATATGAGCCGTTCCCGCCTTGCCGTCAACAAGTTCGATGGTCACTGTCCAACCTCCTTCAACCATGCTTCAAACGAAGCGTCATCCTCCTGCATGAACGCCATGAAAGACGCATTGCATTGGGAACACAATTCGTAAATGTCGGGCGGCACATCATCCGCGATGCGGGTCGCCTTGCCAGCCGAATACCGGCGCACGGTGTACCATTCACGCGCCTCAGTGTCGCCAGCGGCGACATAAGCGGTCTTGCCGCACTTGTCGCACACGTACTTCGAGTAACCGTCAGATTTCACTAGCCAATCCTTTCAAACGTGAAACAACCAAGCGAAGGCAACTGCCTCCACGTGCCGCCGAAATCAACGGAAGGGTCAACACCAGTCGTGTTCTGAACCACATAGCCGACCGGGAACACGGCCTTCCCGGAACCGCCGCCGCCGACATGCGCGCTGATGACACCATCCACGCTCACGATCGAGGAACCGTCCACCCTCACGCCACCCAACACGTCCGTGGACGCCTCCGGCAGCGTGTAGGCGTTCGCGCCCCGTTCGACCGAAGCGAGCTTCGACCGCTCGCCATCGGTCATCATGCCCGACTTGGCACTGTCGGCCACGGTCTTGGCCGCATCGGCGACGTTCTTCGCATCCTCGGCGGTCTGATTCGCCTTGCCGATCTGCGCCGCGAAACCTGAAGCCGTCCTGTTAGCCGACTCGGCGACCTGCCTGACGGAATCCAAATCCTCGGAAGCGACCTCCGCGTTGATCGTGCCGCCTGAAATCGACAGGCCACGGCCAGCCGTCAAAGACACTCCACCGCCAGCCGAACCACCGGAAGACGAAGAGGAATAGGAACTCGTGTAATTCGAATATTCCGTCTTCGAAGAAGCCGCGTCGCCAACCTCACACGATACTGACAACAAGCCGCCAGACAGTTTCACGATCTTCTTCAACACGACGGCAGTAACCGTCAGACCAGTCACATGATCGCAGCCCGCAACCCTATCGCCAACATCCAAAGACAAGCCGTCATGCACGGTCACATCGACAGCGCCAGCGCCCTGCAAATCCTGCAACTGCTTCTTCGTCTGCTTGTCCAACTCGTCCTTCTCGGCGGACGAATAATCATAGACCGCGGCGATCTCATCACGACCACCGAACGTGCGAGTATTGGACACCTTGCCGGAACCATCCGCATAATAGTGAACGACAAGACGATTCCTCAAATCACCCTTGCCCAAGCCGATCATATGGTTGATACGCCGGTAATCCTTCGTGATGGAAAAATCAACCAGATCGGAATCGACCGTATCATCATGGGCGACAATCGGCTGGGCATACATCCATACCGTGCCGTCAACCTCCTGAAACATGAGTTTCAGATCATTCGCCGCCAGCATCCTGCGGATGCCATCATACGCGGTGCAATACCGGTCGAACTGGAACGTGGGAATCGTCTTCGTGGAATCCGCGCGAACCTTGAACACGTCAGACAAGCCAATACGGGCCAACAACGTGGACAACACTTGGTTCACAGGGCCGGACACCTTCAGATAATCCTGCCCCGAATCCGGCTGCAACACCTTACCGGCCAACATGCCATGCCAACTACGACCGGAATACGTGACCATACTCACGCCATCCGACAGTTCGTCCTTCATATGATCGACGATGCCGCCAACCTCGGTCCCATCCACATAGACAAGACCACGGTCGGGCAACACGGTACCGTCATACAACGTCAGTTCGAAATCATTCTCACCAGACCCCCACGCGCAGTCAAACACGCAATCCGAAACCGCATGAAACGGCACGCCATTCTCGTCAGCGCAAATCAAATCAACCAAGTCGGGTCCCCATTCTCCTCGACAATCGTCAGATCAAAACCGAAACCGGAACCCAACTCGACCACGCTAGAACCAGCCGGAATAGGTTGGAAAACATACTGTCCACGATTCAAGCCGGAACCGCGCACGCCCCACGAAAACACATTCCGCAGAGAACCATCCGCACCATGCAGCATGATCGACTTCTTCAACGAATCAACCGCCACGTAAGCGCCAGCGGGAACATCACCATTCAACCGGTACACGTTCCCGCCAATCGTCAACGACGGGTTCGAAACAGCCCCATATATGACCAGACGAAACGGCATCGGAACACTCATACGATTAGACACCATGCATGACGGACGCGAAACAGCCAGATCATAACCCATGTCGGTCGGCAAATCCAAGCCAGACAACGCAGACCCGGAAACAGGCTGATACGACACGGTAGCGGCATCGTGCCGCCATACGCCATCCAACAAGACGAACGAAAGCGCGCACACCGGGTCGGAAGAACCCGGATGCGAGGAAGCTTCGGACTTCACCGCATAACACGATTGAGTCCAAACCTCCCCCGCACCATTCACCGCTTCCAACCGTCCCGGCTTGCCTACGGCCAGATCAGCGTCAACAGCCCGCATGAACGAGTCGAACGCAGCCGCATCGCCATAATGCACGTCAACGGAAACCTCCCGACGTTTCCTCGAAACGCCGGTCAGCCCGCCGTTACGCACCGTGTAATCCCATTCGCGGCCACGCAACTCCAACGCGCCTTCGAAATCAACGGTCTCATAATCCGATACGTCGAACCGTTTACCGGTCAGACCACTCACATACGCAAGCTCACCTGCCACGACTGGCCTCCAATACATCACGGACGAAATCACGCTTGCTCGGCCAAGGACTGCTGTTACGGGAAATCTCCCCGCCGATACCATCACGGAAGCCCGCAACCTCACGACGCAGGTCGTTCACGGCGGAGACAAGTTCACGACTCGAATCAGGCATCTGAACGTTAACCTCGATTGCGTTGGACATCAACTTCTCCACACGACCGCCAGACGCATAAGCACTGCGACTCATATCGACAGCACTACGCGCATACGACGTGCGAGCATGAGACACGGCCTTATCCAAATCACCGGTAGCGTTCAACACGTTCAGGAAATTCGGGCCGACAGTACGGTCAAGCTTATCCACCGCAGCGGCACGAATGACATGCTCGCCATTGGACAGCCATGCGGGAATAGAATCAGACGTGCCAGTACCAGGGCCATAAATACGGCCACCAGTGGCCTTCGGAATCGTACCGTATCCAATATGCTCACCTTGGTTGCTTCCGGTAGTGACGAACTGTGTGGTGACGGTGACAGTCCTGCTCTGCAAAGCCCTGATTGAATCAGCTAGTGCGTCAACTTCAGGTTTTCCTTCGGCTGTCGCCTTCTCATAGGCGTCCCAAGCAAGAGGAATCGACTTGATGGCATCACGCAACGCGTCGGCACCGCCCTTACCGGACTGGATGGCGTTCTGATACGCGTTCCACAATTGCGGAATATTCCTGATGGCCTGATTCAACGAATCGGCATCCGTCTTGCCAGTGACCTCGGCGGAAACCTGAGCCAACGTTTCTTGTGGAATCAGACTCAACGCGATACTCAAAGCATCCACCTGGTCTTTACCTTGGGTGGTAGCGTTCAAATATGCTTCCTTCAACTTAGGAACCTGCATAATCGCATCAGTCAAAGCATCCAAATCAGTCTTGCCTTGAGCCTTCGCGGTAACATAAGCATCCTTCAACGCCGGAACAGACTCAATCGTCTCCTTCAACGCATCAGCATCGCTCTTGCCTTCCGTAATGGCTTGGAGATACACCTTCTTCAATTCGGGAACCTTCAAGAGAGCCTGAGTCACATCATCGACGGCAACAGCAACAGGACGCCCATCGGCATCCAACACGACCGTATGCTTATGGTCAGCCAACTTTGAAATAAGATTGGACAAGTCCTCGGCATCAGTCTTGCCGCTCCAAATCGAATTAAGAATCATCTCCTTGATTTGCTTACGATTGCCGTCAGGAAACAGATAATCAATCTGTTCGACAACATTCGCAAGCTGCATCTGCGCATTCAACGTCTGAACGCTTATCTGAGTCTTGACTTCCTTCGGAGTCATCAACAGACTGGAGTTCAATCCGTCAACGGCGGCGGCGTCCAAACCAGCGGCACTGGCCTGAGCGTTGAAATTGCTGGACAATTCCTTCTGCTTGGCAAGCACTTCCTTCTGCGACTTGCCCTGCTTAATCATCGCATTCAGGTAATCGTTCGAACTGGAAGCCAAAGCGGTCAACGAGTCGGCGGCGGTACGGCCAGCCTCGGTCGTGTAATCGAAGTTCTTCTTCTGAGCATCCCAAACACGCTGGCCTTGCGAATGAAGATCATTCACGGTCTTCACCGCGTCGCCAACCTGCTGCAACGTCTTAGCATAACTGCTTTCCGCAGCGGCGGCCTGAATGTTCGCGTTGCGCTGGGACTCGATCTGCGACGCCAAAGAGCTTGTCACGGTAGCCAACCGCTCCTTTTTCTCAGTGGTGCTCAACAGGCCATCGGCAATCTCCTGATAGCCTTGCCCCTCGTTCAGAAGCGTCTGCACGTAGTTCGCGCTCTTACCAGCGGCGGTAGCCTGTTCCTGCAAAGCATCGGTCTGCTCTTTACGAAGCTTCTGCAATCCCTCACGGGCAACCTGAGCGGCCTTACCTTGCGCGGATAGGTTATGCACCATGTCGCCGGTAGCGGAATTAGTACTCCAACTACTGCCAGCATCCTCGATGCGTTGCAGATTCTTGATGTACTTATCAAACTCGGCATTAGAACCGGAAGTGGCTTTCGACGCTGCGGTCTCACTCTCGCCTATACGTTTCAAAGCATCAGAGACACTATTGAAATCTTCGGCGGAAACCTCACCGAATTTGAATTTGTCCAAGAAGTCACGGCTGGTATTGAGATTGTTCTTCACAGTCGAACCGAAGTTGTCCAAACGGTTCTTAAGACCTTCAAGCGAAGAAGCCTGATCGGACAATGCGTTTGGTGTCGCCTTAGCCGCCTCGTTGAACGATTCAACCTCAGCCTTACCTTTGGACACATGCTGGGAATACGCGCTGAAAGCCGTACCGACAACAGTCAATCCAGCAGTCAACGCGATACCGGCAGGGCCACCGAACGCGCCCATCAACACGGTTCCAGCATCAGAAGCCACTGTCTTCAACCCGCTCAAAGCGCTCTTAACAGGAGAAACGCTCGAACGAACCGACCCAACACCCTTGGCGGCACTGGCCGCATTCGCACCCAACATGACGGCACCTTCTGCGGCAAGGCGGGTCTCAGTACCGGTCTTGGCGACCGACACGGCAGTCTTCTCAGCCTCGGAGGACATCTCCTTCATGCCCTTCGTGGAAGAAGTGAACATGCCAGCCACATTCCCGTACATCATCGCGTCACCGGTCAGATTGGCAGCGGTACTGTTGCGTTCCAAACGCGCCATAGCGGCAAGAAGCTCAGTGAACTTGACCTTGGTGCTGTCAGCCGTCACACCCAACTGACGTAACGTGTTCTGATACTGCATCGTGCTTTGGATGTTCTCCAAAGCACCGCTCTTCAACGCCGTCCACGCGGCCTTGCCAGCACGACCGAACGTCATCCACAAGCCCAACATGCCCTGAATCGGAGCTGGGAGCTTCGAGAAAGCCTCACTCAACGCGCTCGTGGCGTTGGCGATGGTCTCAATCGTAGGAGCAGCCGCCTTCAACGAGTTCGCAAGAGTGCCGCCGAACGTCTTCGACAACTGGCCCGCCATGCGGACAAGACTCGAAAACATCGGAGACGTGGAAGCGATGCTCGAAGTGACCATGCTCAGACCATCACGAACATCACCGGAGAACGTGCGGACGCTACCGGACGTGCCGGAAGCCAGCTTGGACACATCAGCGACGAAATTACCGGTCAACTGACCAAGATTCGTCATCGTGCCAGCAAGATCGGTACGCGACTCATTGGCCGCACGGCCAATATCGGTGAAAGCGTCACGGACGCCCTTCTGCGCGTCCCTAGCGCCAGTCACCCAAGCACGCAGCGTATCCTGAGCGCTCATGGAATTAACCGCACGGTCGGCACGCTGCAACACGCTGCTGAACTGTTCGATACCGTTCTGGTATTGGGCAATCGGAGCGAACACGCCTTGGGCGATGCCCTTCAACGAGCGAAGGGACGAACCCAAGTAACCGGCCTGCTCCTTGACCTCGGACATGGCCCTGTCCACACGGTCGGAGTCGTTCATCACGTTCTCGGCCCACTTGGCGAACCAAGACGCATCCTCGCTCAACCATTGCGTGAACTGCGGCAGATACTTGCCGCCGACCATGCCGATATGGGACAATGCGGTAATCAGGGATTCGGCACCCGGAACAAGATTGTCCATCGACTCGTTCACACGGTCGAAAATCGCCGGAAGCTCATTCGCCTGATAGGACGCCTTCACGGCGAGCATGAGCTTTTCGACTATCTCGCCCTCATGCTTGGCGAGAGTGCTCATTTCCGGTACCAGCGAATCGCCTATCGCGTTCGCCGTATCCATGATGGCGGGCTTCGCCTTGCCATAGAACGCATCCTGCACGTTCTGGGAAAGCTGTGATAGCTTCGTGTTGGCGAAGTCGATCTGGCTGCTCCATGTCTCGCCCTTGTCGCCGTAAATCATCTTGAACGTGGCGAACGCGGCGCCTAAGCCAGTCAACGCTGCGGGAGCGGCATAAGCGGCCTTGGAAAGGCTCACGATGCTCTTACCTAATCCGCCGACCGTACCGGCGACGTTCACTGCACCAGCGCCGATATCGGACAATACGGTGCCGACAAGCGCTAGACGCGGAACCTTCTTGTCCAACGTGTCGAACAGGTTCACAAGATTCTGGAACTGGTTCTCAACGCCCTTCAAGCCGGACGCACCATACGTCATTCCGTTGAGAATCTTGCCCATGTCCGTGCCGTGGAACTTGGCGAAGATGTCAATCGTGCGCGGACGGGTGAAGTAAGCGAGATGGGCGCGGGCCAAAGCGGTCTCAAGATCGACATCCATGTCAAGGGTGTCGTTCTTTTCTTGGAACTTCTTCAGCTCCTCCTCGGCGTGCTTCTTGTCGATATGGAGCTTCGCCGGAATCTCGGCGTCCGGATTGACCTTCAACGCCTCCGCATACCGGCGCATCTCCGCTTCGACATGCGAATACTCCGCCTTCAACGTGACCGGAACATCAAGCCTCTTATGCTCAAGCTCCCGCATGGTGCGACGTATCTCTTCCGCGCCATCCTCGTAGAACTCGACCTTCACACGCTGCGACTCGAACCGTTCGATATCACGGTTCAGACGGGCGAAATCACCTTCGACATCGACCTTCACCCGCGCCTTCGGATTATCCTTCAGAAGACGCTGGTAATAGGCCAGCTGCCGGTACATCTCCCGCAGTTCGGCCTTCAACGTGACCGGAACATCGACGCCGCGACGTTTGAACGCCTCGATCTTAGACTTGACCTCACGCAGATTCTCAGCGACGAACCGCAGACGGATATCCTGACGGTTACGGACGCCGTTCCTCGAATACAGGTCGGCGAGACGCTTCTGGAAATCGGAACCCTCAAGACGGGTCGCCTTCGTGACCGGACTCTTCTTCAGCTTCTCGATACGGTCATCGATCTCGCCAAGCATCTTGACGGTACGCTTGTACTCGTCAAGGTCGAACCAGTTCCGGTTGTTCCGCTTCATGGCGGACACGTCGGACTCAAGCTCCTTGCGGACGCCACGATACGTGTCGATAAGATTCTCGGCCTCGCGACGCGACTCCGTGAACTGCTCGCGGGCGATGGTCGTGGAGTCAACCGGACTGGACCACTCGTCCCTGGCCTTCTTCGACTCGCGGGCCATCTCGGCCTGCTGCGCCTCGATCTCCTTCGCGAAACGCGACGACGCGGCCTGCTGGCCCTTGAACCAGTCGGCATACGTCTCCTGCTTCTGATGCAGTCCCAAAGCCGTGTCACGGGCCTTGGAGAAGTTCGCCAACGAATTGCCAGCGGTGACGATGCTCTCCTCAAGGGCACGCACCTGACGTGTCATCTTCGACACACGTTTCGCATCGCCATCGGACGCGATATCGATAAGCGACGACTGCGCCTTACGGAGCCTGCCAAGCTCCTTCTCCTGACCGGCGAGCGCCTTGTTGACCGCAGTGACCTGCTTCGCGGCTTCGCGTTCCTGTTTCCACAGGTCGGATGTCGGGAGCTTCTGTGCTTTCATCTCAAGGCGTTGCGCGTCGAGGCGTTCGACTTCGCGGGTGGCCTTGGCGAGGTCGCCTTTCAGTCCGCGAATGTCGTTGCGGGTTTTGACGATTCGGTTGGACAGTTTCTCGAATTGGCGTATCTGCTCGTTGGAGAGGTGTTCGTTGCCTTTGATGAGTCCACGGACCTGCTGGTACAGGTCCATCTTCTTCTCGCGGTATTCGTCCACGGTCTTGTCGAGGCCGGTAGCGAACGAAAGCTGTTCGGTTTTTTGGAGGGCCGACTTTTTGAAGAAGGATGTGTCGGCAATCTCGCGGCCTTTGGCGTCGAACGCCTTGACTGTCTGGTCGAGGTTCTTTTCGATCAGCTTCGAGTTCAACAGTCCGTTGCCACGGAGGGCCGTGTTGGTGCGTGAATTGAACTCGGACAGGCCACGGCTCAATTTGGACGAATCGAAGTCCGGTTTGAGCGAGAGTCCGCGACGAAGACGCTCCTCCTGCTGTTCGAACCGTTTCATCCACGGGTCGAGGTTCTTCGTGTCGGGTTTGAAATTGAACTGTATGGAGGCGTTCTTGCCGTTCCATTCGCGGTAGGCGCGTTCAAGACTGGCGGTGTCCGGTTCGAATACCGCGTTCACGTCGAGGTCGCTTATTCCGCGTGCGGCCTCCTCGACTTGACGGCGGAAACCCTTCGTATCCGCAGTGACACGAACGACGACTGTACCGGCGCGATGTTCGCCCACCATAAGCAACCCCCAGAAAGAAAAAAGGAAATAGAAAACCCCCACGGGAATGTGGGGGTTTGTTCAAAATCAGGTCATGTGGAACTTCGTGAACATGCGTTCGAAGTTCTCCGCTGTACCTTCGTTCTCCCGGCGAGGCGGCTTCTTGTCAGCGCCGGGAGGGAGCAGTGAATGCGGTTTGGCATTCTTGCCCCCGTATTTGGCGGTAATCACCGCGTTCATCATGTTGCGAACGTCAACGGCGACCATCGTCTTCGAATCCCATCCAAGCCACGGCAGTACGGTCGGCTTGTCCGGCTTGGACTCATCGGACGCGGTTGGAGGCTCATCCTCCAATATCCGCGCCCTGTACAGGCTGTCAGGCATCGCCATCAGCCCCGCCGCGAGGCGTTCGGCGCGAGTGGGATTCAGCCTCGCGCCGGTTATGTCCAGACCATAGAAACGTTGGAAGTCGGAAGTCAGTTCGACCGGGTGGACGCGGACTTGCGCTTCGAAGCGAGCGATTTTCCCAGTTGGTCCGTGTAGAACATGAGAATCGCCTCGATGAGCCAGAACAGTTCATCCAATCCGATGCCCGTAGTCCACTCGTCAACCTTGTCCGGCTCGTCGGTCAGCGACTTGACCCAATCCAAAGCCGTGCCGACGAACTCCATGCGTTCGTCGATCTTCGCCTCGATGTCGTCCAGGGACTTGGCTTCGGGGCCGTTGATGTCGGCGTTGAGCGTGAAACCGGCCATGCTGTCCAGTTTGCGCAGTTGTGCGGCCTGCTTGAACGAGAGGCGTTCCGCAGGGGCCAGAGGCGGCAGAAGCGAGAACAGCGGCTCGTTCTCGCACAGTTCCGTCCAAGTCTCCGGGATACGGAAATCATCGGACTCGGTGGCGGTATTCTCTTCAACGGTCTCGTCAACCATGTTTTCTCCTATCTGAAAAGCGTTGAAAATCTCCTATCTTCCGTCAATGAAGAACGGGAAAAGACCGGAACCCCCGGATAGGAGAAACAGGGGTCCGGCGTCAATACGAAGACTGGAACAGTCCGAATCAGGACTGCTTCATCTTCGAAGCCTCGAAGAACACAATCGGCTTCTTGCCGGCGACGGACTCGACCTCGCCGGTCATGCCCTGCTCCACGAAATCATCGCCCGAGAAATCAGGACCACCATCGAAGGTCACGGAAACCTTGCGGAACAACGCGCCGAAACGGATATCCGAATCATCATCGGCGGACTCCTGAGCCAACAGGAACAGGCTTAACGTCTGCGGCTTCTTGGTGATGTCCACACCAACGCCGTCATCCTCGTCGGTGCCGTTGTAGATCAGCTTCAGAGTGTCGCCATCCAACTGCAACGACTTCGCGGTGATGGTGCACGTCGAATCGGCGTAAGTGGTACGCAGGTTCTTACGCGCCCACGAATTATGCGTGGTCGCGTCGCCGCCATCGAACGAGAACGAAATCTTGTTGTCGGCGGAAGTATGCCCCAGATTCTTCCAAGCGTTACCACTATCACCAGCGCTCACTGGAATGGTGTCCGAGTTCAACAGGAACTCCTTAGCACCGCCAGTCGGAAGAGCGGTTCCGACCGGAGCGTAGAACAAAGTGCCGTAAGTGGCAATCAAAGTAGCGTCATCATTAAACGCCATCTCATATCTCCTTACAAAAAAGCCCCGCACGAGGCGAGGCTTGAAAACGAAAAAACGGAAAATCATCCAACGCGAAGCGAATCCTCCGCGCGGACGGTGAACGAGGAAGCGGAATACTGCTTCACCTTCTTGCCCGTGGCCTGCTTGCCGCCAGCGCTTTTGCCAAAACCGGGATTGCCGACAATCCGAATCACACGACCCGAATCGGTACGCCCGTAACGTGGCCACTGCATGATCTGCTGGTACACTTCCTGCGCCAAGCGGAAGGAACGGTCCGCATCGTTCGTGGCGACGATGATGTCGATATCGCAATCCCACACGCCGGTCGAATGATTGCCGGTCGCCATGATCGGCGCGTTCGTATGGAACAGCACGATGTTCGAGAACGACGCCCAAGTGTCCACATCGACATCGATCTCGTTGAGCACATGCACATCGGGCCAGTCCGGGTTGCCGGTGAACCCAGCCGTGAGAAGCGTGTACACGAGCGAATCGAAATCGACCATCGGACGTTCCTGCGGGTAACGCTCGTAATCAGGCTGAATCAGCGGCATCAGACACCACCGTTCATACGGGCCGCGTCACGCATCACATGATGTCCCTCGACCCAACGGTGACGCTGCACGTTCCAAGCGCCCCACTCGTGTTCGACGGCCACGTTCGACCCGTCACGACCCTCGACATCAAGACACACATCCGTGTCGATGCCGTGGTAGCGTTTCTCAAGACTCAAATCCTTGGCGACCGGAATACCCGGGTCACGGCCAACCGCACGCGCGGCGGCGAGCATCCTCGCATCCGCAAGCACCTCGTCGGCCTTCTCCGACGTGGCCTGCGGACCGAACCATTCAGCCACCTTCGTGCTCAGGTCACGGTCAATGAAAACTCTTGCCATCGGCCTCACCCCACACATGGTCGTCAGGGTCCGGTTCGGGAGGCTTCGGACGCAACCCCACCGGAATCTGCGAATAGTCGGCGTTACGCCGGATATGCATCTCATAGTGGGGAACCTCGCCATGCTGACGGAACGTCGGAGCGCCGTCAACGTCATAGCAGTCGCCCTGATACCAGACCTCCGTATGGATATCGCCATGCCATTCCACGGCAACGACCTGAGACGGCGTGACCTCACGCAAACCACCCCAAGTCTGCGGCGACTTATCCTCGGCACCGGAAATCGAAAACATGCCAGCCTGCTGCTCGCGCCCCTCGATGGAACACCAGCACCAGTAAGCCTTCCCGGGAACATACGTCGTCCCATGCGGCCCACGACGGACCGTATACAGCACGACGATCACCTTGTCCCGATACAGAATCGAATCAGGCTTCACCCAAGGCACCGTCACATCCTCGTAAGGATGCTCAGCAACCACGTCGGAACCCGACTTATCGTATGGATGACCCAAATCCCATGTTTCACGAGACATAGGCATCACATTCCATAAATACGGTTCACACCGACGCCAACAGTGCCGATAGGACCGCGCCCGGACGCATAGCCATCCAGAATCTGCTTCTCCCTTTTCGACAGATACAGATTCGGCGACGCATCCTTGCCTGGCGGATTATCCTGCGGGTCGAAACGCGTGAACTGGTACGTTCCATTCGATTCGGTCTTGATATCCGAATAGCGGATGACACGCCACACCATCGAACAGATGACGAACTCGTAATCCTCAAGATCAAGGTCGCCGGACTTCAACCGTGGCAAGCAGTTCGTGCTCGAAGTGGACGCCATGGTCTCCGCACGATGGCACATGTACGTGAGCCACGCGTTCGGATACCGTTTCAACACATCCGCGTCAGGAAGGCAATGAAGCTCCAAGCATTCCACCCAGTCAACGGCATCGGTAACACCATTCGACATCAGCGAAACCCCCTAAGCGTCAAGAAGGCTACTTGCCCAACACATTCGCCTTGAAGGTCGAGACGGCCTCCTTCAGAATCGGAAGATAATTGCCGTTGACCCAAATGTCATAATTCAGCGGAGCCTGATGCGACAACATAGCGCCGATGAGACCATCGTTCACGCTCTTGTTGATCTCGTACTCGGAGTTCTGGGCCTCGGCGGTAGGACCGGACAGGGTAGCACCCAACGACGAATCGTTGAACGACGGAAGCAGAATGAACGTCTTATCCGGGAACGCGGTGGAGACATCGGCATCCATATCGAAGGTGTTGTCGAGCTTCAAATCCTCGTAAGCCTCATCGACCAGAAGCACATCGGTGATGCCGGACTGCGCATGAAGCACATCCAACACCTCCTGACGGGACAGCCTGGTCTTGGAATGCTCCAAATCCATGCCGGACACCTGAGTACGGAAGAACTCGTTGGTACGCATGGCATCGATGACCACACCGGTGGTGGCGACCGCGTGCGGCTTACGACCATAAGCCTTGCGCATGATCTTCACCCAAGCCTCGATGTCGTCGCACGGGTTCGACTTGTCGTTATCCCAAGTGGTGGTAGGCTTCACATCCTGCTGGTTGCCCGGACGCTTGAACGAATACGTCATATCGACGCCGTTCTCCTTGATGACCACCTTGCCGGTCACCAAGCACTGCAAACGCTCCAACTCCTCGGTCACACCGGCCTGCTGGCCCAAAGCCTCGAACTTTGCCTCGGCCTGATCGTGGATATATGCGGTATCGTCCTGATGCTTGGCGATATCACGCTCGGAAATATGGTCCATACCGGACAACGGCAACAGGCCGGCATGAATCTCGGCGGTCGAGGTCTCGGACTTGGTGTGCCCGATCTCGGCGTCCAACGCACGATGCTTCATCGCACGGGTCTTGGACTTCGGAATGACCGGGGTCCAAGAAGCGGTCCAATCACCACCATTGGAAGTGACCGGGAAAATATTCGACAACGGCAGGATGCCGTTCACGTAATCATGTCCCGCCTGAGCGACCTCGGTCGCCTCGGACGGCGGGATGATGGTCTTGTCAATAGCCAAGAAAAACTCCTTAGATACGCAAAAACCCACCGCGATGGGTGGGTTTCACAAAATTTTTAGAGGTTAAGTGACCGTCAATCAGGAAATCGTGATGTTCACGGTCTTTCCGTTGGACAAAGTGGCCTTGCCAGCGGTGATGGCCTTGGACGACGGGTCCTGAGTCAATTCGATCTTGGTGATGGTCGCACCATCCTTGCCAGCCGGACCCGGAGTGCCAGCCGCGCCGGCCGAAGCGGACAACGGCTTCACAACGTCATCCTCAACGTCATAGAACTCGCCGCCCCACACGGCACCGGACTCCGGCTTCACCGGAAGATTCGAAGCCACGATGTCGCCACGATAGGTCATGCCCACGGTCGGGTCGTCCAAATCCCAGCCGGACATGTTGATGTTCACGGCCACCATGGATTCAAGCAGACCTGCGATCTTGGTCTGACGGCCATCGGTGGCCTGCTTGTCATACGGACCATACGAGCCGACGTTCGCGCCGGAAGTGATCTTCGCCAGCGGAATGCCGGAACGAATGTAAACGGTCGTGGCCTTCGGACCCACACCGGTCAGATACTTGTTGTCTTCGGTCTTGAACAATTCAGGCACGATGGTGACGGACACCGAATCATTGGTGTTCTTCTCGCCATAACGCCAGGAATTGTCCTCCTCAACGGTGACGATACCGGAGGAATGAACCATCTCTTGAGTCATACGCTCAATCCTTTCAAAGAATCAGTAGGAAACTACTTGCTGCGCTTACGTGCCTTCTGACGTTCCATCACACGCTTGTAAGCGTCGCCCGGCTGACGTTTCGGATGCGAGGTGCCGGACGGGAACTCGGCCTGCATTGCTACCTTGCGGGCCAAAGCATCCTCAGTCTGCTGCGGTTTCCTCTCCACCTTGGAAGTGTCAATCGGGTTGTACGCCGCATACTTCTCAGCCCACGACGCGATGGCCTCCGGCTCCGTTGCGGGGCAGAGGTCGGAAAGAACAGCGTCCGTGATCTGCGGATACTTAGCCTTGGCCTCAAGACGCGCAATCTGCGTCTTCGCGGCCTTAAGCTCCGCATCAGCGGACTGGAAAGCCTTGTAATTGGCCGAAGCACGGTCTTCGTTCTTACGGCTCATAGCCTTCCATTTGGCAAGCTCGTCACCATCGGACGGCTTGGAAGAATCATCGGAACCCTTATCATCAGCCGGAGCGTCATGCTCGACGGCGGGTTCGTCAACCGGAGTGGTCTGAGCATCCTTCACGGCATCCTCGACCGTTCCGGCCTTCCCAACAGTCTTGTCCTTTTCGGATTCGACTTCATTATCCTGAGAGGCCATAAGACCAAATCTCCTTAATATTTAAGCGGCCAGTCCCAAAAAACCGCGAGAATAAGCCAACAGGCTCCGCACATACTGCCAAGCCTGCTTAGTGTGGACTGTCTTTTTGAACTCATACGAACGCCCATCGAAACGGAATTGAACCGAATCCTTATCACCATCCAGCAATTCCTTGTATCGGGCGTTGAACTCGGTCGCACGGGCGCACATGCGCTCCATCTGGGCGCGGGTCATCCTCATGTCAGGCAGATGCCATTCCGGCGCGTTCCCTTTCACCGGAGCATCCTTGCGAAGCAGCACAGGGCCAAGCTCGCTGTTGTTGACGACCTTCACACGAAGCTTCGTCAAATCCGTCGCGCTCGTGGAATAATCACGGCCAGCCGTTTTGCCAGCGGCCTTGTAAATCGTCATCAGATCATCCGAGTTCAATTTCAACCCGGGATCGTTCGAACCGACGATTGGAGCCACCGTACACTTGCAACGATTGTGCATGGGCATCAAATCAGCCCTCGTGAACGTGTTCGTGGCGGCTACGACGCACAGGCCACAGGAACCCGTCTTCGACAATTCAGGATGGATGACACGCCTGTAACGTTCGACACCGGAACTCCTGTAACGCGACTGGATGGCACGATTCTGCGTCACATACCCGTCAGTGACCGCATTGTTCTCCAACTGGATTTTCGCGGACATCAGCCAAGCCTTAACATGGTCGGCTGCGGACTGGTCGGCATCCTTCAGAATCTCATCCCACGTAGCAGGTCGAATCCCAGGATTCTTCACGGCCTGAGTGCGATACTCGTCCGCGACCCTCATGGCGACCTGCCACGGGTCCGTGTTGGCGCGAACGACCTCATATTGTGGGATATCCCCCAAACCGTTCACACCGGCCAAACGCAGCATCGTATCCGCATACGAGATGCCCTGCTGGCGCATAGCCTTCACGAACGCGATATGCTGCTGCGTCACATAAGCCGCAGCGCCCTCGGCCACCGCATCATTCCACCAGTCGGAAGGAGTCAGGCTACGCCACATGTTCCAAGCCCTGCGGACGAACTCGTCCACCAGCTTCACCCGCTGGTCATCCAACGCCTGAACGGCAGCCAACGCGCTATCGGCCATCAGACCCCCATAACGTCGGACGAATCATCCGACGACGACCCATCGGACGTCGCATCGGACGACATCGAATCCGAACCAGAGCCGGTGGAGAACGAATCCAAACCGGACCCGTCACCCAGATACGAATCATTCATCGTCGTATCAGTCTGCTTCGCCGACGAATCCAAAGCCGCGTTCTGCCGCGCCATGGCATTCAGGAAACTCGTATCCTGGGCATCCTGAATCATCTCCGCGATCTCCGTCTCGGTCATATGCAGATAGCGACGGGCGATGGTCTTCAACGGAAGAACACCCTTCACCTGAGCCGCCGCCTGACACTGCTCCAACTCGGACGGAAGCTCCAACGGCTCCCAAGTCGTCTCGAAACGCTCCTCCGAAGCATTACTACCGGAAGCGGTCAACGCCATCTTCAACAGGAGCACGAAAGCGTCATTGGCCCTCATGTTCATGTCACGGACCTTCAACCGCAGCATACGGGTCGTCAGCTTCGCACCCTCGGCGGAACCAGCCACATCAGGCGAAAGAATCGACAACGGAGTGCCAGTGGCACCTGCCAGAAGCTTCACATCGGAAGCGGCCGCATTCACAATCGGCGTGATATCCGTAATGGACGATTCGCCAATCTTCGCATCGGCTGGAAGCAGCCACAACGCGGCGGGACCCATCTCGAACAGTTCCGAATAGTCGATCTTGTCACCGGCCTGAGCCTTACCGGCCTTGACCGCAGGGTCGTTCTTCTGGTAATACTCAGGCATGTCGCCGGACACCCAACGCTGCTTGAACGCCTGCATCTCCTGAATGCAGAACCGTTGAAAACGCTGCTGGTCAATAGACCTCAACGTCTTCAACGACGCCTCGAACTGACCTTTGCCATTAGGAGTGGTCAACTGGACGATAGGAAGACACCCGCACTTCTCAGCGAAACTCCAATCATCCCCGGAAGACTGGCCCTCCCACTCGAACTGCGCCTCGAACTCCGGACGCTTCTTCGAATCGTCGTTGGCAAGGTCATACACGGTATCCTCGTCATCGACCGAATCGGAAGGCAGTGTGCGCGACTTGACCTCATGCTTTGCGGTACGCGAATAGATGCTCTGAATCTCACCGTCATCATTACGGACGATGCGATACAAAGTCAACCGTTCGATCTGCTCTTCCTCGGACCACCCATACACCACAGCCGAATCCTTGTCGTCGGACACAACCGTGCTCCACGGACTCAATCGTTGGATATATGAAGGATTCTCCTTGCCGAGAACCATCGCATACGCGGCACCGTAGATCGCCGCATCCATGAACATGTTCAACGAACGGACATCCATGCCGCACTTATCCCACATGTCATCCGCATCCGTGCTCCGCATCGTCTTATCGGCGACAAGACGGAAACCGGTAGGATGCTGCGACGTGATTACCGCATCCGCAATCGTATGGGCCAGATTCAACGGGCAGATATCCACAAAACGCCTATACACGGCACTGGCCGTAGTGGTCGCCGCCTTCGGCACGGACTGCAACGGAACCGTCTCACGACCGTCGTAAAACGTCTTCAACACACACAGGTCAGGAATACGATTCTGCAAACGCGTCGCAAGACGCGTCAACGCCATACCGTCACCATCAGGCTCGTCATCACCAGTAACAAGACTTTGCATATCAGAAGATGTGGAAGCCATACGAACACCCCAAAATCACCAGACCCGCTGCGGCATCACCCGCTGCGGAGTCTCATCCTCGAACTGGCCCAAATACTTCTCACGCGCCGCATAAGCCAAAACGCCAGCCATGCACGCATCGATCTTGTGCGGACTCTTAGGCGTCTCCTTATGAATCTGATAGCCCCAACTCTTCTCACGCCGCTTCGCGTTACGGAAATGCGACACAAGACGCGGGTCGGCACACAAAAGAATATTATTCGGGTCAGGCTCCCCTTCCTCAACAGGCTCGGGAGCATACTCAAACGACGAATGCGCGCACTGCAACGCACGATACATATCCTGCGACCAGTTATTCGTCCAAAACTTCATCATCGAAGACTGACCACGGGCATACACCTTCATGCCACGCCCATACTCAGCCTCCCAGCCGCCAATCATCGACTCGAAGAAATGCGCATCGGCGAAACAGCCGATGACATTGTAATTCTCGAACATACGACGCACGGCGGCATCGAAACCATCACGGTCAACACGCCAATCAGGGTCCGCATTATCAGGCCGCTGCTGCAACTTGATAAGAAACAGCAAACCATCTGACACGCGACAACCAACCAACGCGGTCGAATCATTACGAATCGAACCATCGAACCCAAGCGTGATCTCCTCATCCTCGTCAATGAAATCCTTCCAGACCTCATCAAGACGAGACGACGAGCCAACAGCACGGCCATACAAATCCCTGTAAGCCAAATGCGACTGGATCGCAGGCTCCGTAAGCCACGAATCCTCACTCGACGCACGAGAGTTCAAATAATAACGAATCGAATCATTCGGGTCAGAATCAGGCTGGTAAATCTGCCCCATCAGACCATGAATGTCAACCCAACCATCCTTCGACGGCCCCGGCTCGACGCCATCATCACGAAGCGAGAACCCCTCAACCGAATAACCATCGGCATCAACGGCCTCGATACGCCCATCAGGAAGAATGATGTAATCCTTACCATCATCCGAATGGGCGGCGGAACCATACGACTCATACAACGCGTGCTCAAGCTTCTTCTCATCAGGAAAATCCTCGATAGGAAGCGTCGAATACCGATAGTCGAAATACAAGCCCTTGTAATGCTTGGAACGGCCAGCCTGAATATCCTCCGCGATCTTCAACGTGTTCTCCGCCACACTGTTCTGGCCCGGACGGAAATACGTCGTCATCTCCAACACCCAGGGGTCGGCATCCAACGAACGCTTGGGAAGATTACGCTGAACCGTCTTATACATCGAATGATGCTTCGGCAGCGTATACAGATGCACCTCATCCATCAACGCGAAAGTCTCAAGACCACCATCCTTCGACGCATCGCCGGAAGTCGTGGGAATGATCTCCCCACCCTCCGGCAAGCCGATGCGGGTCTTCGTGACCTCCATGCCGAAACCCTGCAACTGGGCCAACGGGCCGGAAGTGCAGTTATAGTAAATCGAATCGAAGATATTGCCCGACTGGTCCTCGGACGTGGCCAAACACAGAATCTCAGGACGCTGGACAGGACGACCAACAGGCTCACCCGGCAGATAATAGTAAGTCTGACCAAGAAACGTATACGTCTCACCCGGCTTAGCCCAATGGTCGAAACGACACGGGCCAAAAGCCTCGAACAAGGCCAGATCATTACCCAAGCCACTCTTGTTGCAACCCTTCGGACGCCACAAGCTCACACGATTGAACCTGCGCCGACCATCCGGCTTCAACGCATAGGCGTTCAAATAGAACTGGATATACTCAGGACTATGAGTGACAGGCTTACCGGTCGCACCACCGCGACCTATGAGACTGAACGTCTCAACCCACCACAACGCCAAACGTCCAAGACTCCTACGCCTATCCTCATAAGTCAGGTTAGGAATCATCAAATGCATGTCAGCCAGCCGCCTCGATCTTGCGACGCCAAGCATCGATATCCTGAATCACAGCATGATTCGAACCATCCGAAGCAGCATGGTCGTCAGCCTCCGGCACATCGAACTTCAACGCACGCATCGAAGCCGGAGTCCAACCCAACTCGTCAAACAACTGACGCACGACCGGCATCAACGTCGCATAACGACGAGTCGAAAGCATCTCATTGATCGTCGCGAAACCCAACTGGACAGCCATCCAGGAAGGAGCCGAACGCAACATCGAAGCATTCGGACTACGCCGATACTCCTCATACCAATGAGCAACCAACGGCAACCACTCCCCACCCTTGGGGAAAATCTGGTTAGCCGGAGGCAGATCAGGCCCCAACTTCCCATCAGGAATCTCCAAAACCTGGTTACCGGAATCACTCGTCTTCCTGCCCATAACATCACTCCCCGCAAAGCCCCATTACGGGACGACAAGCGCGAAGCCCGTTACGGCACTACGCGCACCTGCGATGAACGACAATCCGATTAGCCAACGAGTTTTCACCACCCTGCTCCAACGGCACACGCCAAGCGCCAACCGGAAAATCATCACTCAAAACATCAACCGACCGGTCAAGCGGCAACTCACAAACCGGACACGTATGAGAACACGCGTTCCACTCATCCTCGGCAGTCCAAAAACCAGTAGGAACACTCCCCCGCCGCCCGACACGGGCATTCGACCGAGGCTCCCACAACACCGACTTCAACGGCTGCGGAGTACGATTGGGAGCCGCACCCTCAGCCTTCAAACGCTGGAAACGCTTACGACAACGAGCCGAACAAAAAGCCTTGTCCCGACGCTCAGTCTCAAAAAAAGAGCCACATGCCAGACACGCACGACTCATACGCCGCTTACGGGCACCACTGCCACTACGCCGCCAACGATCATAATGAGACCTACACATCCCATGAGCATGAACAGGCCCATCACACCCATTCACACTGCACTCACCCTCAGCTAACCGAACGCGGGATGCCTGTACCAACGAGCCTCCTCACGCTCAACCCTCTTCCTTCGCCGCGCGTCAGCCGACTCCAAACCAGTCTTATAAGCATGATGCGCACGACAAAGAACCTGAAGATTATCCCAAGAATCATCATCAGGCTGACCATCCTCGGCACGAACGATATGATCGACCTCATTCGCATGAGCGCCACAAGGACGCAACACGCCATCATCACCGATCACCGGATACTGGCAACGCCACCCGTAATAATCCAACACCTCACGACGCGTCCGCTCCCAACCCGGATTGAACCGTTCCTTACGATGCGACTTATTCCAATCGTTGGTCATCACCACTCCTCAGTGCTTCAGGAGGGAATCGAACCCTCACGTCACAAGACAACGCATTTTGAATGCGCCGCGTCTACCATTCCGCCACCAAAGCAAAAGAACAGGCAACCCCCACGCCACACTCACCAAAAACATGGGGATCGCCCGTCATCTAACCCAAACCGCCAAAAGGAAATCCAATGGCAAAAAATGGCTTTTTACCGCCAGCCACGGCGCGCGGATGCTGAGGGAGTCGAACCCCCGGACCGTTCCCGGTCGCCACCTTAGCAAGGTAGTGCAATAAGCCACTCTGCCAAGCATCCAAAAGCAAGAGCCGCCACGGCGACTCAGGAGACTGTTCCCGCAAACTAGGCGGGTCAGCTGAAACTAGAGCCGCCACAAGACGACTCCGAAGACCTTTCCCACAACCTGTGGGTAGGCTGAGCACAGCATGTTGGACTCGAACCAACATCGACGGTTTTGGAGACCGCCATGCTACCGGTTGCACCAATGCCATATGTGGATGGTCACACCCATGAAGCGTGACCATCCACCGAGTCGCCGTTAACGGAAGCGTCCGCCGCTTTCATCTCCAGACAAGCCAACGCCAGCGGTAGGCGCTTGCCTTCGGGGGTAGTACTACTTCCCCAACGCGGAATGTGAAGGATTCGAACCTCCGGCACTTCACAGTGCGACTGCTTTCGGGACAGTTGCATTAAACCACTCTGCCAACATTCCAAACCCAACTTAGTTATTGTCCAAGTTGGCATGACAGCGGCATGGTGGACTGGCTTTTACCACCAACGGCAAGGAACGTGGTCGTTTAGCGCCCCGTTTGGCCGTGCCTCCCCTTCGGTCGTCAACCGCCTGACTAAGGCAGGGAGCCTCTTGACATCCACAAGTTCCATGTTGTCTGTTCGAGCAATGCCTTCGGTTTCACGGACAGCTACCTCCATGAAACCTAGAGCAAACCTCGGGAATCGAACCCGACAACCAAAAGGCTGTGCCAACAGGATTGCAAGTCAGCCCCAAAAAAACAAATGGCGCAGCCATATAGGCGGCACCGGATGGGACCGGCACAAGAAACGAGGATGAACAAAATCTCACGGACAATCCAAACGCAACACACTATATTCCGGGATTCATCCACCCTCAAAGGGTCCCCAGCCGGATTCGAACCGGCATCTCACCACGCATGGTCAAGAGAGCCAGAAAACCACGCGCGACTAACACTCCCACAAGAGCGATAGGAACCATGTGCGAGATCAAACGGCGGTACCAACAAGCCTCTCGCATTGGACTTGAAACCGAATCGCACCTTACCTAGGAAGATGCCATCTGCGGACAGTGAGAGATTCGAACTCCCAGACCCGTTAGAGTCGGTCGCTTTCAAGACGACTGCCTTAAACCAGACTCAGCCAACTGCCCCTAGCGGTGCTCCTTATGAACACAAACGTCCCAACGGTCGGAATCCTTAACCAAGAGACAAGGAGCACCACCGAACCGCTTGCCGGAATGACACCCACAAGAACATCCCGCGTCCTCCAAAATTCATTCCGACATGCGACAGCATACTCACCCCCAACGTTGCATCAACGTTGCAATGGAAACGGCATAGAATACGGCGTGTCGCGTGGTATGCTGAAGACGATTTCAATGTGAACCCAACATCGTCGTTGTCATGTCACGTTTCATGCGCGGACTTTTTCAGACGGCGCGCACTATTTCTACCATTGACCCGACGGCCCTGACCCACTCCCCCGGAGGACCCTCCCCCAGCCCCGGTTAGAACGTTCGTTCGATGGTACAAATGTTCGTTCGTACAGTTGTACGTATGCGCGTCATTGTGTCGTATTCCTTATTATTTATATCTATCTTGCTCAATATTTTTTGTCCGTATTTTGGTATCTTGCTTGACTTTATTTTTCCTTGTGCTACTCAAACTCTTTTTTCATTTCATTTACCCCCTACCCATGTTGCGGCACGCCGATAGAACGGCGCTGTTTCAACGTTTCGCCGTGGTCTATTTTCTTGGTTTGATTATATCCAGCTGGGTATATATACTGGAGCCATCAACCGGTTAGGCAGTCAGCCCAGCAAGGTCGGCACGGTATCCACACCACGCCACTTGCACCCGGCTGTAGAGACCGGCAGATGAAGCCGTGGCGGTTAGGTGCCTAGGCACCGCATAGCCTGACCTGAGACGGTCAGGTGGTACGCAGTTAATGCGCGTACTACGAATCCGCCATGAGTGGAACGTTGGTCACTGTGCTGAGGCGCAGTGTCCAGTCTGTGAGCGTTGCGAGTGTTTGAAAAATGAATAGTGTTACCGAAGGCCGGTAGTTTGAGCTTCACCCCCTTTTGGGGGTTAGGTGGCGGCGTTTTTCGGGGTGTGTGCATAATGTCCACTATGTGGGCGTGGTTGGCAGTGCCAATTTTGCCTAGGCAGTGCACGTGTACTCGATTAGCAATGTAGAGCGCGAGAACTCGTAAGGGGGTACCGCCGACGTTTGGCGTAGTGTGAGAGACTACCGCCAATGAGGATAGGCCAATAGATAGGTGGCAATGTCAATGTTTCGCCATGCGTGAGCGTGGTTGGCGGCATTGACTGTAAACCACGGCGTAACAGGTTGCGGAACGGACACGTTTTAGCGCCTGTCAGTCGCGTTAGCGATTGACCACAAACGTCTTACGTTTGGGGGTTATGCGGACATTAAAAGTCTATAGGGGGTGCGTATGCGCCCCTGCACCACTGTAGCGAGTGGTGTTAGCCAAAAACAAATCTTCACGGGCGTAATCCGCAAGGGTTGCGCCCCTCTCGCCACTGTTTAGACCATGAGGGGGTGCGATACCCTCTAGTGGCACGCAATTAACCAATTAACACTAAACCTTAAGGGGGTTTATTATGGACACCAACGAAGAAATGGCTGTAAAAATCGTTCGCGACTGTCTCACTACGGCGCGTGAGTCCCTACCGTCTTATGTATCACGCCTTTGGGTGCGTGAAATGCCGGTGCTTGAATTTCAGGGCACCTCGGCGGCGGAATCGATGGCACGTCATGCACTTATTGCTGCGTTTCGCGTTGCGGCAATGCGGTCTAGGGCTGTCGATCTTGCAAGCGACTTCGTGCCTGATGTGCGGATTACGCGCGTGGTTGTGAGTTCGCACCGTACTGCCGTCTACTGTGAGACGAACACCGGATATACCTACAAGGTGGTGTGCATGCCATTGCGGGATACCACCGTTTCCGGTTCGCTGTCGCCATGCCTGATGGCTAAGGTTGGCACATATGCCTGGGAGGATACCGGCTGGAATATGGTCATGCGTGATTATGTCAATCTTGTGTGACGTGCACACCTTTACAAATGTAACCAACAAACAAGCGGAGGTTAAAAAATGACTGTCAAAATCGTAAAATCTCGAAGCCTGACCACGTTGCCGTGCGCATACAGCAATACCGTTGACGACGGGTATTGCAGGTATGTGACGGTTGACGGCAAACGTGTGGGCGACGTGCTGAAATTCAAGCCCGATTGGGGTGGGGACTACGTTTTCAACGAAGAATGGCACGACGGAAAACGTGGCGTGCAAATCAAGGCGCGCACATTGGCTGACCTTAAAAGGAAAATTGTCGACCACTATCAAAATTAATGTAACCAACTAATAAAAAGGGAGTATTGAAATGACCACTGATGAAATGTTTGACGTGTTGCTGGAAACGCTGGGGGCCGAGGATTTTCTAAATGAATTGGTTAAAGCCCTGAGCGGCGACGAACAGCGGGAGAACTTCGAGTTTATCGCGCGTATGCACGATATCGAGCTGGATGATTCTGAAAGCGAGGACTGAAATGGATATCAAGGATATCGAGAGCGGAGCTAGCCACATTGCCAATGAGGTATTGCTATTGCTGTGCAATGACAGAAAATGGCATGACTCATGGGTGGATTATGTGGCCTTTATCAAGACCAGTGATTTTTACGACAGGTGGCCGCATAAGGCCGTTGATCTGATGGCGGTTGACCTGTTCTACAGAATGCATGACGCTGGGGCGCTTGATGGACTGGGCGAGGATGCCATACTAGCCGACCATTTTTATGCGGCGGGTAGGGCTGTCATTCACACCGTTCGTGATGCTGTCAACGATGGGCGGTTGCCGTTCTGACTTGTAGCCCTCTGTGGGCTATGGCGCGGCTTAGTGGTTTCTGTGGGGTGCGATTCCTCACCCGCGCACTGTGCCGCCGTATGGCGGCTAATCAACATTCTCTATGAAAGTGGGTAATCATGTCTGGGTTTAATTCCGTTGATGATTTTTACGACGTCATGGCGGGGCGTCATGGTTTGCGCGAGTCCGAACGGGGCGGCGGCGAGCTGGAGTTGTATTCATTCAATGGCGCTGAGTTTCCGGGCGGTTTGGACGGTTCCAGTCTTGACGTTGTCACAGCGCCGTCGCCTGAGCTTCTTGCGTACATGCGTGGGAATGATAGTCCGGTGCCGCCGTCCGGGTACAAGAATATGGCCGACGAAATTAAGGGCATATGGGACGTGTACAACCACGGTTCCGCCGAAGCCGACTGGGGACGGTTGGCCGACTTGTATGACGCGCACAATCTAAGCCTGAGTGTCATTGCCGATTACGAGTTCATGGATTGGCCTGAGACGTTCGGCGACATACTGAACGGCAAAGGGTCGGATTGCTGGAATCTCGACGGTATGACGTGGCACCTGTACAGCCATGAGGAATGTACTATCGATGATTCTCTGGGCGCATGGCCCAGCGTTGACGACTTGCTGGAATGCATGTCTTCCGATGACGCCGAGACGTGCGCGTATGCGCAGCAGTTTGTCGAATGCATGGATTCGGGCGACTATGTGGCCGCGTGCAGGGCGCTTAAGGCTCTCGACTTGGAGCTGTGGTATACAGACCTGTTTCTTACGTTGTCTCGCTGAAAATCAACCTATTCATCTGAAAGTGAGGGAAACCTAATGTATGTGCATGAGATTCGCAAGGATACGGCTGAGGATACCGACTTGTACGAGGAACTGCGTGACGCGTGGGACGGTGTCGGCTACGCTGGACTGCCGTCGTTCGACGGCGTGCTGCCGGACATTCTGGAATGGGTGCGGGGTATCCGCGTGGCCGACACGGTGTTCAACGATTACACGTATCGGGTTTCGCGGCTGCTGTACTTCGATAGCGCGCTGGACGAAAGCAATATTGAGACTGCCGTGCGGTGGCTGTCGGACTACGGTTATGTGTCGCGCGCGTTCTGCGGTGTCGGCTATGCGATTGAGTTGACGGACGGGCATGGCGGACTGTCGGATCAGGCCGTCGTCCAATATGCGATAGACATGATTATCAAGGACGGGCGCTACTACCCGGTGTTGGATGAATCCGATTACGAGCGGCGTGAGTCCGCGTGGCTGCGGGATTACTTCGATGGCGAGGTGTCTGACGTCATGTTGGGTGGAGCTGACCGTGATGCCGTGTTCGAAGCGTGGCGGGATGATGCCGACCCGGTGTCTGGCGACATGTATTTCGACGTGGAAAAGCTTCCTGGTTATATCGAGACCGCTAAGGGAGGTAAGCGGAATGCGTAAGGGTGTGAAGCTGGCTGGACTGCTGGCCGTGGGTGTGGCGGCGTTCGTCGTGGCGTGTTCGCCGGTGTGCAATCCCGTGCCGGTGGCCGACCCTCACGGGACGCCTGAACAGCAATGGAATTGGTGGCGTGAGACGTATGCGACGGCTGACTATGGTCAGGCCGACTTGGCTGGCTACACGTCGCTGTCGGATATCCCCCAGTGCGGCATGGAAGACGGTAGTACGGCTGGCGGCTATGAGCGCATATGCGAGTGGCGTGCCGTGTCCGTTGGCAATCGCATGGGCGAGTCTTACGTGCTGGTTGACGGCAGCAAGGTGCTGTCGTGGGGCGGCATAGGGAAATGAAAGTGCCGGTCTCATGTAGGACTGCGACCGGCCATGCAATCAATATTCACCTCTAATTGCAAAGGAAAGTATATCATGTCGTTTCCGCTGTTGGATAACGAAAGGTTTGAGTTGTGGCCTAAATATGATTCGGCCAAGTCGTTCTATGGCAAGGCTTATGTCACATTCGTGACTGACGATTACGGCGCTGGCGTGACTTTGACATCATATGAGACGCCGATTGTGAGCCTGTATCGCACTGCTAAGGGTGAGGTTGGGGGCGTTCTCTGGATTTATCGCCATCCGGCTGACTTGTCTAATACGACGTGGCGTCATATCCGTGAGTTCTTCAAGCAGGCTGGACTTAAGGCCGATAGCAAGGCTCAATGCTTGCGCGATTACGCGCGTGAGGTTGGCTGACATGGCGTGCCTGTGGACTGCGGAATATGTTGGCGGCGCGCTCAAAATGCGGCGGCATGGATCTCAGGCTGAGGCCGAATCGTATAAGGCCGAGGTCGAGGATGCCGCCGTGTCCACTGGCGTGCTTGTCTCCTGTGAGGTCGTGGATGGCGGTACGGCACGGCTGCGCATGGTGAACCGTCTGGAACGCGATGGCGTCGGCATGAGGTCTCGTCTCATGCGGCTGAGTCTGAAGAATCTTGCGGAACTCACCGACGAGTTCTGCTGCTGAATGAAAGGAAAGAATGATGATTACCGTCGAAGAGCTGAAGGCCATGCCGTTGGATGAACCGATTGGCGAGGATGTTGTGAATGACATCGAAGTCATGGCGAACACCGGCTTGAGCCATTTCATTAAGAAGAGTTTCGAACCTTGCGAGGGTGTCTACCGTATCGATGATTTCGGCGACTACGTGCCTTATGAGGATTGGCGGAAGTTCTGGTCCGCGTTTCCCGAATGGTGCGAGTGGGTGTTCTTTCTGCACGACAATGCGCATTCCGATGACTATTGGAATTTCACCACGGAAGTATTGGGCGGGCTGACTCCCATTGAAATCGGTGAGCAATACGACGCTTCCTCTGATTACGACATTGACTTCGTGTTCTACACGGAGGCCGACGATGAGGGGCATGTGTGATGGACGCCCATGATTCCGACGTGTGCGCGAATGTGGTCGGCAAGTCGTTGGAGGCCGTCAGATTGCTGTCGAATCTTGGGAGCGGGAACGCTCCCGATTCCGCTTACGTGCTGGCCGCTTACGACCAGTTGACGACGGCGGCGTACCTGTTGCATCAGATTATCCCTTGGACCAAGGAGGAAAAACAGTGAGCAAACATGGCTTCTTCTCCCCTATCGCCGAATACGATGGGTTCGATTATGCGTCCGGCAGGTCGTTTTGGCGTCGTCGTTCGTTGCCGTCGCTCCTGTGCGAGTGGCTTGGCGAATGGTTCCGTGGCGTGAGGGCTGCTCGCATGGGATATTCGACCTGGCTGTACGTCCAGTGTTCCGGTGGCTGCATGATTCCAGTGGACATGCTGAACTGGGATACGGATTGGGTTGACTGAGCGTCGGCGGCGTGGCTTCGCCGCCGATGATATGGTGTCCTTAAGTCTGGAAGGAGCCATCATGGGGTTGCGTGATCTGCGCGAGCGTAACGGTTTGACGTTGCAGCAGTTGGATTCGCTTACGGGCGTGGATTTCACGCGCCTGTGGGCGTATGAGAACCATGCGGACGAGGCGCGGAACATGTATTTGGGTACGGCTGCGAAGCTGGCGCAGGCGTTGCATTGCAACGTGTTGGACCTGTACCCCGATGAGCATGTGTGGCGCGGCGGCGTGTCCGCTGGCGTCGTCGGATTGAAGAACATTCGCAAGGCACGCAGATTGACGCAGGTGGAGCTGGCCGGATTGAGCGGCATCGCACGTCCGGCCATCTCCCGTTTTGAGACGAACGGTCGTCCTGTTTCGCAAATGTATTTGCGGACGGCGTTACGATTGTCTGAGGCGTTACAATGCGACCCTGTGGATTTTCTTACGGAAGGATACTGAAATGGGTATGAGGGAACTCAGACTGAAGCGCGGCATGACGCAACAACAGCTCGCCGACAAGGCAGGGTTGAGCCAGTCACGTGTTGGCGCGTTCGAGACCGGACAACGTAATGTCGGTGGGATGAGTCTCAATGTCGCCGTGCGTATCTGCGACGCGTTGCATGTCAAGAATCCTCGCAAACTTTTGGAAGATGATTCTGATTCTGAATCTTCTGCGGATTCTAAGTGACCCGCTAGGGCTGGCATGTGTCTTTATGGCCATGCCCGCTCACGAATGAGTTGAGCCGGATAGTTGCAGCTATCCGGCTCGATTGCTCAGTAATTATTACCAATCTAACTAACTAAGCCCTCTCATTTTAGCAAGGGGGCTGGAATGGAGTATCTGAAATGATTAGGCTTATTGACAACAGCAAGGCAGTGGAAATCTCTATTCGTGAATGGGATGATGAAAACACGCAGTACGGCCCCGACTGGTCTGCTGACTTCTTCGAGGTCGGAGGGCTGAAAACCGTCGATGACCCGGAAGAAGCCTATATCGTGGATGACGTCGATTACTGCATCGAGCAGGCGAACGACATGGTGGCCGGTGAGGGCGACTTCGCTGAATACGGCCCGCAGCCGAATCAGTTCGTGGACGTGACGGAACTCGACCGGAGCGCGTACCCAATCTGTGAAATTGATCTTTATCAGCTTTCCAGTGAGATCTACAATCACGGATTGAATGTCAAGAATACGGAAATTGTATCCGGCATGTGTCCCGATGACACTATCAAGGTGGTTTTCGCGGATGGTACGGCATGCTGTGTGGGTATCGACCCTAATTTCCCTCTTTGCGTCAACTTCTCGTATTATGCGGATGAAAGCTGTCGTGATGGTGAGCTTTCGACGGATTGCCATGATTTCGAGGGCGAGTTGGATTATCTCGCCGGTGTGAAGGACATTTGCGGCGGATTGCGCTAGTCGCGTCTGCTGGTTTCGGTTGTTTAATTTCGGGGCGTGGCGATTGTGCCGCGCCCTTTGTTTTCAACGTTTTTCTTTTTAAACATGGACTAAAAAGGAGTACACCATGAACGACAACTACAAAGGCACGGAACACTACACACTCACCAAAACCGAAAACGGGTGGCATGGGGACCCGAACGATTGCGAATGGCAATGGTTCGATTTTCCTGATCTGACATTCACCGATGACGGTGACTGCCAGTTCTATTTGGAGGGCGAATCCATCGATATGGCGGTCGAACTCGACGAATACCGAGAATTTCTCACCATCCTTTCCAATGAGATAGAGGAACTCCGGCAGCAGATCGATGCAGTTGAATAGAAGTGGCCTAACCCGCCCAAACTTCTTGGCACTCCCGTGGTTGAATCCACAGGATTCCTGTGAACTAATCATGTCAGCAAAAGAAAGGACAACCAAAATGACCAGCATCGATTTCACCAAAACCAGCACTTACGCAGATCTTTATCACTACTGGAATAGTGAGGATTACGAGCTTGACGCGATAAATCGTGAGCTTAGCTACATTCAACCTATTGACCGTGACCAGGCCGTGGATGATGAGGGTCATGCTGTGTATGACGAATATGTTTTCTATAAGATTGATGAGTGTCATCCTGATAGAGGTAATTCGTTTACAGCCGAGCAGATTGAACAGTTCGCTCAGACTTGGTGACAACCAAACAATGATTGGTTATCATGCCTGCGTGAAGGACGCTTGACGGCTTCCCCCGCCCGAAGGCGGGGTTTGCCATGTAATGCATAATCATGCCATTGTAGACTACTCAGCTACACTTAACGCAGTGTGTAGCCAATTGTCCACCAATTCGGCTTCGTTGACCGGCTCGAAACACCATGCGTCCAATCCGACGTTGATCTCATTTTGATGCCTGCCGAACTCAAGCGGGTCATGCGCGTGCGTATGACCATGCAGGAGCAGTTCTTTGGTGGTTGGCGATGTCACCGTTCTTCATCTTGTTATGATTTTTGATCTTTGCTCATTGTTCTTCCAGACATCTTCACTGACGATGATTGTCGTCTCCGCTGGTATTTGCACGGTGACTGCGGTGAGTGAACGTGGAATGATTTTTGCTTCTATGAACGTCGCCAGCCCAAACTCCCACATCGTGAACTTGACTAGTTCGCCCGACAAGGAGACCGTGTTGACGTTGCTGATGACGGTTATCTCCCTTCCTAAGTGCGTGAAATTCAGATTTTTGGCTTTGATTGTCTCGCTCATTCCACGTGTCCCCTAGTTCTCGTTGGTAATTCTTTCGAAGGATGTTTCCGGGCGTGGGAATGTGGCGCCGTTGCTGTTCGTGATCCGTTCCAATTCCATGAACTCTTCGACCGACATAGTGACGCTTATGTTAGTGCAATCATCGGTTATCCTGACGTATTTGCGCGGTATTGTAATCAGTTTGTAGTTTTCGTCACGGAGTTCGTCATACGTATCGATGATTTGCAGGGTCACGCCATTCATGACGTTCGCCCATGTGGTTATCAGTCGTGCGGGTTTTGGCGGACGCTCTTCCTTGTCGGTGCTTTGATAATGGAATCCAAGTTTTATCAGCTTGTTTTCCAGTTCGTCTGTTTCCTTGGTGAAGTCGAGTACTTTCATTGTGCCTCCTTGATGATGTCGTCCTGTGTCGTGTCAATGACGCACGCCACATCCCCGTTACTGGTGTTACCGCTGATCTGCAATTTAGTCTCCGAACTTTTCGAGAATGAGTACGCCTATGACGCCGATAATCCACGCGATTATCAGGATGCGCCGTAATACCCCTTGCTTTAGCTATGGGGATATAAGGCGCTTCTGTCTTACATCCCCATATGCAAGTCTGTAAAGCATGGTATCATAGGAAGCATGGACACCACGACAGCCAAGCGGGCATACAGGTTCCGCTTCTACCCAACGCCGGAACAGGAGCAGACGCTCCGGCGCACACTGGGCTGCTGCCGCAAGGTGTACAACATGGCCTTGGACGCCCGCTCCGAAGCATGGACGGTCCGTCATGAGAGCGTGTCCTACGAGGATACGAGCCGGATGCTCACCGACTGGAAGAAAACCAAGGACTACGCCTACCTGCGCGAAGTGTCCTCGGTCCCGTTGCAACAGTCGCTGCGACATTTGCAGGCGGCGTACAGGAACTTCTTCGCCAAGACGGGAGACTATCCCCGATTCAAATCCAAGAAGAACGGCGGAGCCGCCACCTATGCCGCATCCGCGTTCACCTGGGATTGGGACAAACGGGAATTGACTTTGGCGAAGATGCGGGAGCCTCTGCCCGTCCGCTGGTCGCGCACACTGCCGAGGAAAGCCCGGCCGTCCACCGTCACCGTGTCCCTGAACCCGTCCGGACGCTGGCATGTGAGCATCCTCGTCGAAGAGGAAGTGAAACATCTACCCGCCTCCCCAAGCAAGGTCGGCGTCGATTTGGGCACCGAACACTTCGCCATCCTCAGCACCGGGGAGAAAATCCCCAACCCACGCCACCTCAACCGTTACCAGAAGAAGCTTGAACAAGCCCAACAAACTCTCTCCAGAAAGCAGAAAGGAAGCAACAACTATCGTAAAGCCCGTCTGAAGGTCGCCAAAGCGTACGCCAAGGTCAAGGATTGTCGAAGCGACTTCCTCCACAAGCTCTCGACCCGACTCATCCGCGAGAACCAAGCGGTGGTCATCGAAGACCTTGCGGTCGAAAACCTGACCCGACGGTGCGCGCCGAAGCCTGACCCGGAGCATCCGGGCCGTTACCTTCCCAACGGGCAAGCGGCAAAAACCGGTCTCAACAGGAGCATACTCGACACGGGTTGGAGACAGTTCCGCACGATGCTCGAATACAAGGCCCAATGGTACGGGCGCCAGCTTACGGTCATCGACCGCTGGTACCCGTCCAGCCAGATTTGCTCCACCTGCGGATACAACAGCGGCAAGAAACCATTGAACATCCGCCAATGGGACTGTCCCAAATGCGGAACACACCACGACCGGGACATCAACGCCGCCAAAAACATCCTATCCGCCGGACTGGCGGTACGCGCCTGCGGGGACCCTCGAACCGCCGAAGCGACACTTCGGTAGGCGGGGAACAAGTCCCTTCAGGAAACCCTTGCCGCGAGACAAGGGAATCACCCGGCTTCAGCCGTGGGGAGGAAGTCAACAGGATGATTGTGATACCGGCCAGTGCGAGTAGTGGTATCCAAATGGGTGCGATCACCCATATCCACGAGTATGGGAATTGGCCCCCGATTTTCAGGAGTGCCAACATGCCGGACAACAGTAGGAGGATTAACGAGCAGTCGATGTTGACTCGCATTATTAGTCCTCCGTGTAGAAAGTGAGCGTGTGGAGCTTTTTCTTCGCGTTCAATTGTTCTCCGAACATGCCGTACTGTTTGACTGGTTCGATCACGTCGCGCATGTGATGCGCGTGATAGGTGATGGTCTTGCCCTTGTCGGTGATGCTGATAGTGGCGGTCAACGGATGACTTCTTCCACTAGGGCGAGATTGCTTGCCGGAATGGTTTTGCTGACGCCGTTTCTAAGGTTCTTGAATGTGAATGAAAATGGTTTCATGCAGTTCTCATCTTCGAAGTCGATGATGCATTCCACGTCGTCCCAATGGTCAACCCATTTGGAGCCGACCAATCTGGGGTCGGCGTGAGTGTAGACGATGATGCCTTTCTCACGGTCGGTGTGCGAGTATGCGAATCCGAGATCATTGAGTTTGACCGCGTATGGCGGGTTGGAGAGGTCGATGTTCATGCTTGTTCCTCCTGTAGGAGCATCCAAATGTTCGTTTCCTTTTCGGGGTTTCTGACGGCGAGCTTGTACACGTCGGACAGTCGGTAGCGTTGCTTGCGCGTGTCTTTGACCGGTGTGACGGGTTTCAGGTCTCCCCTGCTGACCCAACTGCGCATGGTGCCGGGTTTGACGATGATGCCGCATTGCAGGAGCAGTCTGCGGATTTCGGTCTGCGTGCCGGTGATGTGCGTGGCGAGGAGTTTGTGTCGCCTGTTCTCACGGATGGCGGAGACCGGATACACTTGACCGCAGTCGGGGCATTTCGGCGCGAACGTGGCGTTTGGAATGACTTTCACGATGCGATGGCAGTCGTCGGTCGGGCATTCGCCGATGATGATCTGGTCTTCGAGGGTGAAGTCGAGGAGTTCCTGGGCCTTGCGTCGGATACGGTGGATGATTCGCGCGTAGGTTGGTGTTGCCTTGCTGGTCTTCCACTTGTCGGTGAGCCGGATGTTGCGGATGAGTGTTTCGAGTTTCCGGTCGTATGGGGCGGTCACGTTCAGGCATCGCGCGTATTCGTTGATGATGTCACGGAGGCTTGGAATGTCGTCGATGCCGTTGCCTTCGATGAGTTCGAACGCGGTTTCGCGTAATGGTGCCGGGGAGGTGGCGAGTCCGTTATGTCCGCCGCCTCCGCCGTTGCCTGTCTTGTCCATGCGGTTTGTGCGCCATTCGAGGTCTTGCAGGTGGTTTTCGAACCATTGCAGATCGAATTGGAGTTGGGTTTCGCAGGATGTGCAGAGGATATGCTTGTCGTCGGTTGTTTTCCAGCATGCCGCGCATGTGGTTTGCGTCAAGTGTTGGCTCCTTGGTTGCGTTTTGGATGTGTTTGGTCTTGTTGCCTCAACCCTTTGTTTGCAACCGTTGGGCGACTTGTCCAGTATAGTGTGTGTGTCAGATTAGCGTTGGCTGTTCCGTATCCTGTTGTGGATGGTCGTCTTGTTGGAGCCGGTGGGATTCGATGTCGAGCACGAGCCGCTTGTCGATGTCGAGCAGGCGGCTGATCTCGTTGGCATCGTATCCTATCGCATCCATGTTGAGCACTTGCTGACGGATTCGATAAGACGGATACGCGCTCATTTCTTTTCCTTTTCGATCACGTACAACACGACGGCTTCATTGTCCAATGCCAGTGGGTTCGCTGCCGTGACGTTGATGATTTTCCACCCATCGTCCAGATAGCCGATGAGTTTAGAATCATTCTGCACACGCACACCGTTACCGGTGAACTTCGTGTATACGGGGATTAGCTCATGTTCCATTATTTCGTTTCCATGTCCTTGCCGCTAGCATTGTCCCAATCGCAGGAAAGACCGCCTCCCCCCTTGTAGGTGTCGAAGTTGATGCATGTCACGGTTCTGCCGTCGTGCAACTTGATTCTGCACTCATCGGCCGTGAAGTCGCCTCGCACATCAATGCAGTCACTACCGTCTTCAACCTCGTCAGCATCCGCTTCATTCCCACATCCAGCCAGCGGGAAAACCATCGCCACAGCCATAAGCACGGCCATCAGTCCTCGTCGAATATTCCTGTTTCCTATCATTTCGTATCCTCGCTTTCCATGAATGGATCATCGGCCTTCATTCGCGCGAATTGCCTGAACGTTTTGCGAGCAATCCACGTATCAACCTGCTTGTCGGTGATGCCGTACATTTCTTGGAGCAGATGCAGGCAGATCGTCACGTCGGCCATTTCCTCTGCGAGATTGTCGGTGGCGTCGGGCTTGCCGCGTAGACGCTTGCTGATGGCTTGGATGAGTTCGGAACATTCCTCCATGCAGACGATGCTTTGCATCTCCTTACCGTATTTTCTGATGCTTTCACGCCACACCGCATGCTGCTTATCGCCGTTCAACGGTTTGTCTCCTTCATGTTCGTATCCTCGTTTTACTTGGTTGTTTCGGTTCCATGTTCATCGAATGGGACTGCCAGCTTCACGTGGCTCTTCATGATTGCGATGCGACCCGGATCTTCAAACCACGTAAGGCCTCCTGCGTAATACTCGCATCCGCTAGACGCGTATCCGCAAGCAAGCCCGTAGATACCGTCACAGCGTTCTGTCCATCCGCTTTTCAGGTAATATGTTTCATTCGTATCGAGTTCCACGCGCAGACCCATGTCCTGCGGGAGAAGGTCTAACACACTGCTCATTTCGCGTCCTTCTTCTTGTATTCGTCTATGAGTTGTTTCCACTGTCTGCTTGCGTCATCAGGGTAGCTGGACCAGCATGTAGAGATGTGTTCTCGGGGGCATTGCAGACGGTATATCGATTTGAGGTAAACACCGGTCTGTGTAACGTCCTTAATGATTTTGGGTAGTCTGCCGCACATGGGGCATCCGTATTCGTTGTGTTTGCGTTTGAACCACATGATTATTCCTCCGTGTCCTCGATTGGCTTGCAGTCGTATGGGGTCGGGCTTATGTCGCTGATCTCGCAGGCGTATGATTGGCTTCCGTCGCGCATGATGATGGTTCTTTCGGTTGTCACGTCTTTCCATGTGCAAACGCAGAAGACAATGAATATTGCAGCCGCAGCCACCACCATCAGTCCGATCACCAGGTTTTCGGCAATGTCCGACCAATCCGGTTCCCATTTCATTTTTTCGCATCCTCGCTTTGATCTTGAGCAGCGTTTCGGCCCGTCCGACTCAGCACAAAGCCGTCCAAATAGAGCTGGAACAGGCTCACGTACTGTCCATCGTCTATATCGTCTTCCGGTTTCGCATACAGTCGGGTGTTCAGGAGTGCTACCGGCAGTCCGGTGTGTTCCTCCCGTTCGATATGGAACGGTATCTCCTCCTGACCGTCGGCGGTCCCTCGGACGGCCACACCGTAGTCGCCAACCTGCGGGTAGTTGTCCTCACTGCTGTCGTCGATGTCTTCATAGTTGAGACAGGACGGCATGGAGCCGCTGTGTCCGAGCATGGAACAGCAGTGGTCGGCGACCTTGTCGTATGCGTTGATTTGTCCCTTAACGACACCGTATGCGTCCATTTCATGCTGCATCAGAAGAGCGTTCGCTAATCTCAGCCCTTCCACTTCTAGCTGCTCGCACCAGTCGATGACTTCCTGCAATGCTTTGTCTTTTTCAGTTACGTTCGTAGTCATGGTGTTCCTCCCAGTTTTCTTCTTGCAGAATGGCGAGTATCGTGTCCTCGCATTCCAGTTTTGGCAGTGGTTGCGGTGTGCTCATATCCTCGTAGTACTTGTTTAGAGCGTGCAAGGTTGGTTGTGTTGTTGGACTGTCTGAATCGAAAAAGACTGTCGGCGAGTCATCCGGCGAGGAGTCTGGCCTGTATCGCAAGTGCAAGGGGCAGAAGAATCGCGGCTCATTATCACCTGTGAACAGGCACAGCCAGTCTTCATCATCGGTAATGTCCATGGCTACGTTTTCCTCGCTTGTACCCCAAAAATCGTATTCCATGTGACAGCCCGGGTAGTCGCATTGTGCTAAGTAGGTTGTTCTCACTCTCATGCTCATTTGATGCTCATTTCGGCTTCGCTCATGATGTGCCGCATGTCGGCGTATTCGCGTGCCGCCCAACGTTCGATCATTTCCGGGGTGGCGTTTCGTGGCAGCGGGTTCAGGCATATGCCATCCTCCAAACGCTGCATGAGCCGGATTACCTTCCGGCGACGTTTCGGAGTGAGGGTGACGTGTCTTTCGACGGCCCTGACAACCACCATCCGGTCGCATCGGTAGCAGCCGTCGAAATCCTCGTCGATGGATGCTTCGAGTTCTCCGACCGGGCGCACTTGGTATACGTCGCCTTTGCCGTACATTGACGCGTAGAGTGCGGCGTAGTCGCGGTATCTGGTGCAGTACACCTGTTCCGGGTGGCCGGTGCCTTCGATGGCCGACGCGCCTTTTTCGCGTCTGGCGCGGCAGATGGGGCAATCGTCGTAATTGTCTCGACTGTGCCCCGGTTCGATGGTGTCGCCGGGTTTCAGGTCTGGAACCCCACCGTGGTATAGCACGCTCATTTCATATCCCCTTGCAAGTCGGTCGGTTCGTGGTCTGTGTGGAATGCGTCGCTCATGCGCTCATCTCCTTGAGGATGTTCACGGCTTTCACTCCATTGGCTAGATGCTTCTCACCGGCATTCACGCTGATGATTACCGGCTGATACACGCCTTCGACCGTCAATGATTCGCAGATTCCTTCCGTCGCGCCACGTAGTTCCTTACGAAGCTTCGACGGCACATATTTCAGATACCCGTCGATGATCGTACCCTCGTCGAGTTGGACTATCGCCCTATGCCCGGCGAGTATGTTCACGGGCAGTGTCCGCCAGTCCGTCAATGATTCATGCACGTCGTTCATTGCCACATTCCTTCCTCGTTGGTGTCATGGTTGGTGCAGTCGAATATTCCGGCGAGTTTTCTCGCGTCCCGTCTCGCCTGCCGTAACGTCTTCTTGTGGTTGCCGTTGTAGTCCGCGAACAGGTAGTCGCGTACTGCCGCATACCACCATGTTTCGTCGAGATGGTTCCACCTCCATAACGTCACCGCGTATCCTTCCAGCGTGTGGTTGGGCATTCTGTAGGATTCGCGGATGCTTACGCAGTATTCCTCATGCTCGGTCATTGGCCTGTCTCCTTCCTTTGCTGTTTGGCGAAGTAGTCGCTTATCACGTCATCGACTTTCAGCACCTTGCTGACTGCGAGAAGCCAAAGGTCCAATGCTCGGCTTGGATATGGCGTGTCGCCGGTGGTCAGATGATTGTTTGGGCACTCGTAATGCATGACCATCTTGTTCTTGTCCGTGGTGCTGGGGCCTTCTATGCTGACTGGGTTTCTGCCGCAGTATGGGCATGTGACGTATCGGACTTTCCTATGCTTTCTGTTGAACATTCGTGGACTCCTCCTTGAATGATGCTTCCAACGTGTCAGCGAACACTTGCAATGCGTGCCTTACCTTCTCGTTGAAATCTTCCGGCATAACGGCTTCGACCGACATTGATCGCTGGTCCTTGAGAACGTTGTCGGACTTCGCGTAAACTGGAACATCCACGACAGCAGTCGCAAAATCTTCCCTTGGATAATCGAACGCGCTCACAGTGAACGTCAACCTGTTCGTGCCGACTCGCACTTTTCCGCTCATTACCGTCTCCTTGGTTCGAAGGTCTTAATGATTCGCTGCGGAGTCTCATAGGCCGCACGCACCTCGTACGGCCTATGGTGGAAGTCGGCGCGCTCATGTGCCGCATCCGATGCCTCTTGGAGCGTTTTGTACACTCGGCATGTATGCAGTCTCATGTCACCCTTCGGCCAGATGATGTAGCCGGTCAAAATGCTTGTATGCAACGTGCCCATGCCGTCTAAAAGTGGTCGAATTCGACTACTTTTATTTCCTTCGTTCTGCGCGAGATCACGCAGCTGGTCAAGATGCTTGTACCCAACGCCCATGCCGTTCACTGGTATCCCTTCACGGTGTTGCAGCCGATGTATTCGCCGTTATGCTTCAGACAGGCCCATGTCACATCACCGGTCTTGACCGTTTCCATTTGGAAACCTGTATTGGCCTTCTCGCCGACATTAGGTGCCATTCCAAAGCTGAACGAAGTCAAGACAATCGTGATGCAGATAATCGCCGTGAGGGCCACCCTCGTCTTATCCATCACTCACCATCCTTAGTCATTTTGCACACCTTCTTCGTGTGATCGTCTAAATGGACTTTCTCAAGTTCGTTGACAGCCGCTTCGATTTGCATATAAGCCGCAATCTGTCCTTCCGCGAAGGCAATCACGCTCTCCGTGCTGTTGTTTTGCAGAATCCGCGCAATGGCTTCGCGTTGCGCAAAGCAAAGAAGCAGGACTCTGTCGAGAGCATTTCCGAAGTCGCACCAGACGCTTTTATGGTCAACGTGATTTATCACCGGTTCGTCCATCGCTCCTACCGCCATTACTTGCCTTCCTTTTCGATTTCATTGATCTTGTCGGTGAGGGCTTCGAGCACGTCCACGAGGTCTCCCCACTTGAGGTCCCGCCAGAACTGTTCGAGATCAGCCCAGTTCTCGGCCTGTAGGATGCTAAGAAGCCTGATTGCCTGAGCTTCGAGAATGTCGGCGTTCCGTTTGCAGCACGCGGCGAAGAACGGCACATTATGCGTGATTGCGTCATTGATGAACCAGATCGCCTTTTTCAGGTCTTCGACACCGTTCTTGTGCTGCCACCTGAAGCAGTATTGGACGGCTTGCCCCCAGTCGCTTGACAGCAGGCGGGATAGTTCGATGCATTCGAACGGGCCGTCCTTATAGTGGCTTGGATTTATGTTGTCAGTCATTTAGCACCATCCTTGCCTTCTCGAATGCCTGGTTCACGATTTCCATGTGCAGTCGTTCGCCTTCCTTGGTTGTCTCGAACCGGTCGTTCACTTGACGGATGAGCTTCTTGCGGAGCAGTGCCCTGCCGGTCTGGTTATCGACGGCCTGGTATTGGCCTTGCATGTTGCTCACGTCAGTGAGCATTTCCTGCTGTTTCGGGCTGAGTGTCTGCATCATCGGCTCCTTTCGCAGATTGTTTCCAATGTCGGGTGGTATTCGTATGTGAGTGGATGCGAGTAGTAGTCGTTCCAGTATTTGTTGAAGTTTCGGTTGATGCCACGTTGGACGATGTTTGACCGTCGTGTTGGCTCTTCCTTGTCTAATCGTTTGATCGCGTCGGCGGTCTCGATGCCTTGCTTGGTTGGCTTGTAGGTGCCGTCCGCGAGGGGGATGATGAGATTCCTGTCGATGAGGGAACCCAACGTGGCCAACGGTTTCGCATAGGCCGCGGATGATGGCATTCGATGCGTTTCGACGATGTGGACAAGCATTGACGCTTGTGTGTTTCGTAATCGTTGTCCGTGGATGGTGTAGACGTTTCGTTTCATGGCTGGTTCCTGTCGTTCATCGTCCGGTCGAGCCGAATCCGTTTCCTCCGCGTTCCGTCGTGTCGGTGAATTCGACGACCTTGCGGATTCTGGGGGTTTCCACCGGCGTGATGACGAGTTGCGCGATACGGTCGCCGCAACGGAAGTTGATGCGGCTGGTGGATGTGTTATGCAGGATGACTTTGATCTCGCCACGGTATCCGGCGTCGATGATGCCGCCGAGGATGTCGATGCCGTAATTCCTGGCAAGTCCGGAACGTGGGCAGACTCGTGCCATGTAGCCTTCGGGCAGGTTGATCGCGATGCCGGTTCCCACCGTGATGCGTCCTAGTCCGTCGATGTGGAAGTCTTCGATGCAGTGTAGGTCGAGTCCGGCGTCCGCGTCGTGGGCGCGGGTGACTGTGGCGTTTGGGGTGAGCGGCTGGATTTCGAGGGTTTCTAGGGTCATTTCACTGTCCTTGCTGGTTGCTGATGGTTTTGTATTCGGAGATGTCTCGGTTGAGGCAGTCGGTTGTGCGATGCGTGGTTTCGTGTCCGCGATCGTATGGGTCGCCGCCGTGGGCGAGTTGCAAGAGGCGGAAGCTGGTGAGGTCGAGTCGCCGGTGGCTGAGCTTGTGGAGGATGCCGCTCGTGTTGGGCATGTTCACGTCGAGCCATCGGATATCGAAGTGGACGTTGGTTCCGGCTGGATGCATGAGACCGGGGTCGAGGCCCGTGTCGATGAGCCAGACGGCCATCTGCTTGTCCACGTTTTTGAGCGTGTCTTCCGCGTTCATGCATTCGCCGATGAGTCCGTTTCTGGAATGCATGTCGATGGTCGTGCTGTTGAACGCGCGGATTGGCGTGTTGTCATCGAAACGGATGACCCTATGGAATATCAGGGGGTCGTCGTTGAATGGCACCTGAAGGCCCTTCATGTCGGTGATTCTGGCTTCGACTTCCAGTAGATTGTCGGACATTGGGTCGAGTCCGCTGGTTTCGACGTCGAACCAGATGAGAAAATTGTCATCCATTGTTGGCTCCTTCGGTTCTCGTAATCGTTGGATGTAATCTTCGAATCCAGTCAGGTCCACATGCGTGGGAGGCTGTGGTTCGAGTTCCTTGAGGATTTCGGCTTCCTTGTCCCTTCGCCGCGTGTAATGCCGGTAGGCGGCTTTGCTTTCGTGGATGCCGTACTTGTTGGTTTCCTTCCATTTGCTCATGGTGTTTTGAACAGGTCTCCCAGATCGTCGGACACGGTTGGCTGGCGTGTGATGGGTTTGGATGCGATTTGCGGACGGTCGGCCTGTTCGAGGGCTTTGCTGACGGCTTCGCCCAACTCTTGGGCTTCCCGCGCGGTGCCGAAGACGACGCGACGTTTGAACTCCCAATAGTCGTCCGCCGTGACGTGATGCTTGGCGGCGAGCTGTTGGATGGTGTTCTCGTCGGGAATCCGGCTGGCGCGGATTTTCTTGCAGAGGATGTTGATGTCGGCGGCACGCATCCACTTGTCCGATTTGGTCGCATAGAATCTCACGACCGCCGTCCGCATGTCTTGGATGTTGTTGCGTTTGTCGAGTTCGCGGTAGAACTCGTCCAATTGCAGGTCGTCCCATTGGGCGTTGCCGTGATGCGCGTTGATCGTGGTCAGCAGCATCGCGGCCTCTCCTTTGGTTATCATCCTGTTCCTCCCATCGCCCGTTGGCGTTCATCGTCGCTCATGTACTGCCATGCCCTGTTGAGGTTCGCCATGCGGTTCGATTCGTTGCGGCTCATCATGGTCGGATTGGTGCGGAGGGTGAGGGTTGGTCGGATGTCGTATTCGTTTTCCCACCCCGCCGCGTTGAGCCATGTGGCCGCGTATTTGACGTATTTGGGTTCGGTTCCTTCGATCTCGACCTGTCTGGCATAGGCTCGGGCGCTGTTGATGATGGTGTCCGCATCCGTGTCTTGGATGGCGTTCTTCCATGCTTTCCAGGCTGGGCGCTTGTCAACGTGTCGTGGATACGCTTTCCAGAAGGTTTCGAAATCGGCGGAATACTTGTCGTCGGATGCCTGTCGTGCGCGGCTTCGGCGTTTGCTTGCCGTGTTGCGGGCCGTCCGGTCGGCGAGTTCTTTTCTGGTGTGGTTCCCGTTCGACTGGTATTCGTTGATGCGCACGCCGGTGATGGTCTGTTGGAACAGGCCGATGTCGATGAGGGTTTCGATCTCCTGTTCGGATGCGCCAAGCGTGTACGTCAGCTGGTCGGTGTCGATGTCTCCATCCGTGAGGTTGCAGCTGCACCAGCTCAATGCCATGACGTAGATGAGCGCCGCTCTTGGCATTTCGTCGCGGAGTCTGCATATCCTCGCGTCGGCCCAGAATCCGTTGTCAAGCCGGGTGTAGCCGTCCCTCACTTCAGATTCTCCCGTCATGTCATGAGTCCTATCCCGATGTCGATGAGGATGGTTATCACACCGCCCTTGATTAGGATCATGCCCAATATCCACAGCCAGTCGCCTGACGGCCTGTTACTGTCGATGAGGTCAACGGAGCCGAGCATGATGACGAATCCGATGACGCTGACGACGATGGCGCATATGGCGACTATCGCGATCATGATTGTCCTTCCGGTCCGAGTGGCAGTCCGTCGTTGAGGATGAGGGCTAGGTTCTCCAAGGTGATGCAGACGTATTGTCTGCTCCGCCCGATGAGGTCGATGTCGAATTTTTCAGTGAACCGTCCGGCCAACGCGCACATGGTGTGGTAGGTTTCCGAATCCGTGTATGCGAGCTGTTGGCCGATTCGTTCGAGCGTGGACAGGCCGACGCGTGGCTTCTTCTGCACGACCCACGGATAGGGGCTGTCAAGGTTTCCAGCCTCCTCAGCCGCCTCGTTGTAGTGTTTCGTGGCGTCGAGGCGTTTGGTGTTCTTGACTTCCACGCATACCGGCTGCCCGTGGAAGAAGATGTTCGCGATGTCGCCTTCGTCGTTGCTGCCGTGGAGACGGCGGCGGATGATGCGCTGGTCGTTCAACGCCCATTGCAGGTAGTGTTCCACCGCCGTTTCCATTGCCGTTCCGGCTTTTTTGGCCGACTGTCGGTTGCGCGGCATCAGAACGCCGGTTCTCCTGCGGGCTGTCCGAACCCGTCGAATCCGCTGCCACTCCACGGGTCGGTGCCTGCCTGCTGCGGCATGGCGGCAGCGGGAGCGGATGCGGCCTGGCGTTGGCCGTACTGCTGGCTTGCGTTCACCAGTTGGGCGGTGCCCCATCGGAGACTCGGACCGATCTCACGGACGTTGACCTTCTGCGTGTAGTGGGTGACGCCGGACGAATCCTCGAAACGATCATCGGACTCGTTGCCGATGACGATGTACTCGTCGCCTTCCTTGATGCTGTTCTGGATGTGCGTGGCGAGATCGTTCCATGCTTCGCAGGTGCGTGAGCAGGATGCGCCGTAACCCCATGAGCCGTCCTGGTTCTTGACCCTGTTGGAGCAGAGGATGCGGAACTGGATGTAGTTCTTGCCGTTCTTCGTGGTTCCGGCGTTGAACAGGTTGCCGTCCTTTTTGATTTTGACGATTCGTCCCACGAGGATGATGGTCGGAGTGCTCATTGCTTGTTCTCCTTGTCGTGTCGTGGATGGGTTTCGAGTCCGACCCATCCCTGCTGGTCTTTGGCTTTCATGTTTTTGAGACGGTCGGCCGTCTTGTGTCTGTTGGCCGCTTCGACGTTGCACATGACCATGTGGCTTCGCGCTGCGGCGCAAGTGCTTTTGCCGCATTTACGGCAGTATGGGATGAGTCCCGTCTTGACTGGATTGTGACGCACGCAGTATGCGCACGTGCATCCGGCTCGTCTGGTGATGTTCAAAGTTCGCCTCCGCAGTCCGCTTCCTTCGGTTGTTCGAGACCGAGCGTGCAGTAGTGGAGAGGCATGTCGTTTCGGACGTGTCTCTCGGACATGACCTCGCCGATCAACACCGGAATGAACCGCGATTCCCATGGGTCCTTCAACGAACGCGAGTCGAAGTCCGGTCCCATGCAGGCGATGAGCTTCCACACGCCGCAACTGTCGAGGTGGTACAGGTTCGTCTTGTCCTTGTTGCGGTAGAAGCCCGGACGGGTAGGCAGTTTCTTCTCGCTGAGGCGTTCGAACGGGAATCGTTTCGAATGGCCGCTGCTGACGGCGAATGCCTCGGTGGTCTGCTGCAAGGCGTTCGGCGGAACGTTGCCGTGATGGTTCAGGATGGGCGTCCAAGCGTCGCCCGCGTGGAGCCATACGCTGCCGGTCGCGGCCTTGTAGAATCCGTTGGCTTTGGGCAGCTGCTTCTCCCACTCCTCCGCTTGGGTGTCGGTGGTCGTCTTGTCCACGACGGCGGTGGGAGTCTCGTCCTTGACGAGCTTTGCCTTCCATTCGGAAACATCCAACTCCTTGCCGTCGTCGGGATTCTCTTCGATGGAGATGATCGTGTTCCAGGTGACGTTCAGGTCATGGTCGAATCTGATGGCCGGGCATAGGATTCCCCCATCGTCGTCACGGACGACGAAATACTCGTTGCTGGTGGTGATGAGCGCCAATGCTATGAGATCACGGAGCGCAAGGTTGTCACCGGCGAGCGCGTCATTCGGGCCGATGTGCTTCAGCTTGCCGGTGACGTGCTGTCCGTTTTCGTCTTCGACGGTGACGGTCATGTTGGCGGTCGCGATTCTAAGCGCGTCGCCATAGGTGAGTTTCTTCGGGTTGTATTTCATCGTGCTGCTCCTTGCTGCTGCATGTGCTTGTGGTATTCGTTGATGAATGTTTGGGCCTGCACCGCCGTGAGGCTCACGCTTGTGACCGTCTGGTCGTGGAGGATTTTCTGGACGAACGCGTCAGCATCTTCCGGTTTGATCTGGCAGGCGCGGAGGATGTCGGTGACTGTCTTCAACTGGTCGGGACTGGCCGGACCGTTGGATGGGGCTTGAGCCGCGGTCTGCTCCGGCTTGCCTTGACGGACCTGCGGAGCGTATTGCCGTGGCTTCTGGCGTGGCTGCTCGTCAACCACTTCGGCTTCGACCATTTCCTCTTCGGTCTCGTTGTTGGTCTGCTGCATCTCGTCGGTCGTGTACAGGCCGCTCAAATCCTGTGGGAACGCCTTGCGTAATGCGAGGGCTTCCGCGCATTTCGCGATCATGGTCACCGGTTTCGAGGTCCACATGCTGGTGGGGACCTGCCTGTGGAGATTCTTGTCGTAGCGGGTTCCGACGTATTCCCTGTAGAGGGCCACGCCGGTGAACTCGCCTTCGCCTCGACGGACGGTGACTTTCGCCGCGACGGGAGGGGTCTGGGCGATCCACACGTCATGCCAGACGCCATCCTCTCCGCACCAGAGGGTTTCCGGTTCGCTGAACAGTTCATGGTTCCTGTCCGCCGCGCGGCGGGCGATGAGACGGAAACCGTCAATGCCGACTTGGATTGTCTGCTTGGAAACATATTCGTTGCCTTGCTTCTGGCGGCGTTCGATCAGGTAGATTTGACGACTGAAAGGGTCAAGTCCTGTACGCTGGCATTGGTGCAGGAACACCGCCAAGTCGGCTGGCTGCGCGTTCTGCACTCCAAGTTGGGACAGTGCCGCGAGCTGGGCGCGGCTCCAAGTGTCCTGCTCGTTGGTGATGGTAAGGCTTTTGCACATGGCTACTCTTCCTTGGTTGAAGTGAGCATCTGGAACATCTTCGGGGCTATCTCGCTGGTGAACGCCTTGTCCACGAATCCTTTCGTGGTGCGAAGCGTTACGGTCTGGGCGCGTCCCGGCTTGAACTCGACGCCGGGTGGGAGTTCGCCGTCATGGTCCGCGATCATGTTCTTCAGATAGGCTTCCGACTTCGCTTCGGGGCGTGGCATCCATACGGCCTCCGCCGCATCGTTCCCACCGGGGATGAGGAAACGGCTGTCATGCAGCATGGCACCATACGCACGCTCGTCAACGACCACGTAATGGCCTTCGGTGCCTTTGCTGAGACTGATTTCACCCGCATCCAGTCCGGCGAACACGGCGCGCTCCTCATCGCCGCCGTCATGCGAGCGCCGCCATTCTTCCTTTGCGGCTTTGAGGGCTTCGGCGCTTCGTTTGTTCAGTGCGGTGAGTCCGGCGATGGTGGAGTTGAGTTCGTCGGGGCGGAGGCTGCTGAAGTCGTATTTGGGGGTGTTGGTCATTGTTGTTCCTTGGGTTGGTGTTCGATGGTGTCTACTGCGAGCTTGTAGAAGCTCACGTCGGTTTTGAGGGTTTGGTTCTCGTATCGGAGTCGTCTGTTTTCCGTGGCGAGTTTCCGGTTCTCGTTCCAGAGGGTGTGGATGGTGAGCGCGCAGTCGTCCAGGAAGTCGTCAACTTGGTCGGCGTCGTATCCCATGAATGGGAATGAGGGTCGGAATTGTCTGTCGCGCACGTCTTTCGGGGTGACTAGTCGTCTGGTGGTCATTGTTTGATCTCCTTTGCTTGGTCCTTGATTTCGTAGAATCGGAGTAGGAGTTCCTTTTTTGTGAAGAGTTTGTTTTGGCCGGATTGGTATCCGAGGAACCCGTACAGGTCTTCGAATGTTTTCTTTCCTACTTTTGTGAAGGCGATTGCCTCGTCTTTGGTGAGGATGCCGTCTTCGAAGATGATGGGTGCCGTCAATTTGTGTGTGCTCCTTCCTTGGATTGGTGGTTGGGGTAAGCGGGTTGCGGCATGACGCTGGACGGTTGGCTCGCAAAAGGGTGTGCGGGGCGACTGGGAAAATAAGGAAACCAGTCTGGCCGACCATCGTTCCCGATGCGGGACGGAGAAAACCAAGTGAAAAACTTCGCCCCGATGGGTGGCGTTGACGTCATGCCGCTGGCGTCCAAGCGCGGATTCGGACCGCGAGCCGTTCGAGATCATCGTCGGATACCTTTGAGTACAGGAAAAGATGTGGTGTCTGGTTCAATTGGCGATGGTCTTGTGGTACGGTTCCTGTTCCCACTGCGTGGGCTTGGACGATTGCCGTGGCGGCGCGTGTACGCAAACGCTTGTGACGGTTCGTTTGGATGTGTTTCGCCACGGCATGGAACATCATGGGATGTCCCATCTTTACCAGCCGGTGAACGTGGATATTCGATAAACGTTCAATTTTCCACTGTTTGATTGTTTATCGGAGTGGCTGGCGAAGCTTATGGGTCCCCATCCGGGTTGCAGGCGGATGGGGAAGAATCATTTGCTGTCGGCGAGCGCCTTGGCGATTGTCGGCATACTTGAGGCTTCCAGTGGGATGAGTGGGAAGGCTGAATCTTGGAGGTTTTTGACCAGCTGCTCCCAGTTAAGGTATCCACTGAGCATGTTGATAGTGGAGGCCAATTCACTCCAACCGTTGATTCTGCACATGATGGAAGGCGTGTTTACCACGTATGACCATGTGCCGTCCGCGTCATGGAGAACCAGGTATGGTTCGCCGTCGCGTGGGATGAAGAGGCCATGCGATTGCGGTTCAGGTGGCAGTGGCTTCTCCTCCGGTTCCACGTCGTCGGAGTCGAGGCTGATGCCCATGGCTTTGATGCGGTCGAAGAGGACGCGCAAGTAGTCTTGCATGATGTAGAGTTGGGCGACGATCATGCCGCCAAGGCATTTCGGTTTGAACTCAAGCTCTCCCATCTTGTATCTGATGACGGCATCATCGAGTTTGCTGATGCGTTCCTTGAGTTCGTGGTATTCTTCGATCATGCGGGTCTTGTAATCGTCTTCCATTACTGTCTCCTATCGTGATTGACCGTGAACGTCGGAAGCCCATTGGATGAACGCAGCCAGTTTCGATTCTGGAACCTCATACAACGTGCTCGTCTTTTTTCCGTCCTTTTCGACGATGGATGCGCCTTTCCGCTCGTTGATACGGAAGACGCAGTGCCCACCCTCGTCAAGAACGAACTCATGCGGTGGTGCGGGAGGATTCAACAACGTCATGCCGCCACCTCCGCGTCAAGCACTCGTTCGAAACTTTGTTCGGACAACCGCTGGTGGATAAGCGCCAATCCCTTGCGTGTCAGCTTCGGGGTCGGCGGATAGGCGAATGGCGTGCCATCCTTGTGGATTCCGTGGGAACGGGAGGACACCATGACCATATGGCCTTGCCTCACGCGACTTGACGCCGCGCACCACGACTGGTTGGACTGCCGGTAAATCCAACCGTTATCCACAAGCCATTGGCGCAGCTCATGCTCACCGATCTGAATGTTGGAATTGTTGCTTAGGAGTTTCGCTGCGTCACGGACAAGCAGAGCATCGGGAATGTTCGTGAAGTCATCCAACGCCTTGGCTTTCGGTTCCAGTTCCTTGACCTTCTCCTGCTCCTCCTTCAGCTTGGTGGCGAGCTGGATCAGGAAGTCCGGGCTGGTGAGCGCTTTGTCCAACGTCTGCTGGGTCATGTATGCGCCATGCTTGCGAATGGACGGCAGCACCTCGTGTGTCACCCAACGCTGGAACTCCTTCGCTTCCGGCTTCCGCGAGCGCATGACCAGACGATACAGGCCAGGCTCGCTGATGACGTACGCCTGCTGCCGACGGCCAATCGAATCGATGACTTCAGTAGTACTGAACTCGTCATCATCAAACATTTTGACAGTCTCGGTTGGATTACCGAGGTCAAGGATGCTCATGCAATCCTTGAGTACGAACCAAGGCTCCCCCGCCATGTTGGTCAGGGCGCGTAATGATTCGCCCTTGAACTCGAATCGTTGGATTTCATTGTTCATTGTGGTTCCTTGGTGTTGTGTGGTGTGGTTAGGCGGTTTGTTTGATTTGTGCGATTTCTCCGGGTTGGAAGCCGAATGCTTTGTAGAGTCCTATGAGCATGAGTGGTGTGCATTCGTTGGTTTTTTTGGCTCTGGCTAGGACGCTTTCGCTGACTCCTATTGCTCCGGCGAACGCTTCGTCTGTTTTGAGGCCGCTCATTTGTTTGGTTCGGTCTAGGAAGCCGTCTCGGAACTGCATTTTGTATTCAGCCATCAGTGATTCCTTTCGCAACCTTGAATTTCTTTTTGCAACTTGTGGTTACATCATGCAACAGGTTTTTTTATTTCGCAACTCGCTCGGCGTGTTGACTTGCAACCGCTTTGGTTGCATAATGAAACCATGAGCAAAGAAACATGGTTCAAAGAAACAGTCCAAGGCGACACCATCGCCGAAGTAGCCCTCAAAGCGGGAATCATCAAGACAACCGCTTGGAGGCAATACAACAATGCCCTTGGGTTCAGCGCCGAGAACGTCATTCTTATTGCACGCGCCTACCACAAGTCCCCTGTAGAGGCTCTGGTTGAGTTCGGATATATAAGAGCCGACGAGATGGCTAACGGAAAGACCGTCGCAAGGCTGCATGACGCTTCGAATGACGAGCTGCTTCAGGAACTCGCACGCCGTCTCAAGGAAAACGCTGACGCCGATTGGGTGAACAGTCCGATCATCTACCGTGAAGAGTTCGACATGGCCGCGAACGACGATCCGAACGCGAGACTCGAAGCCGAAACACCGGAAGACTGACGACAGCAATGAATATGGCGGCGGTATCCACTCATGATGCCGCCGCCTAATAATACGAAGGGAACAATGTCTCGAATCACCATCGACGTTTTGGAACGTCAGGCCGAAGCCATGGGGTTGAAGGTTTTGGAATCCGATATTCCCGGCACTACCTGCGGCCTGTACTGCGACCGGCTGCGGACGATATGGCTTGCCGACTGGTTGAACGACCGGCAGAGGCTCTGCACCCTATGCCACGAGCTTGTGCACGCGAAGTACCGTGATCTTGGCTGTGGCACGCGGTTCGGCGTGAAGTGCGAGCGTAGGGCGCGGCGCGAGACGGCTTTGATGCTGATAAGCCCGTCCGAGTTCGCCATGGCCGAACGGACGTGGGACGGCGACACATGGCATATGGCGGCGGAGCTGGACGTGACCATGCAGGTTCTTACGGATTACAGGCAGATTCTCAAGGATGGCTTGTTTGAGAAACGCCCATGATTCATCAGCCGTCAATTGGGGGGATAATCTCTGTTGAGACATATTACAGGAGAGCAAAGGAGAGCGTCATGGGTTTTCTTATCGCCATCGCGGTTGTGTTCGTCGGTTTCGCCGTGTTCGTATTGTTGACGCAGATGGCCGTGAGGAACGGCATCCGCATGTCCGGCGTGATCGATTGGAAGACGCAGTACGAGTTGGAGCGCATGGAGGATGCGGGCGGCAAGCAGAAGCCGTTGGCCGAATTGTATGAGAGCGTGGCTGAATCCGAGGATGACGCGGACGAGGTGGAGCGCAAGGTGAAGGAGCAGGCGTTGAAGTACATTAACTCGCGTAATTCGACCCATGTGGCGAACGCGTGGATTTTCCTTGGCCTCGGCATCGTCCTGTGTGTAGTGGTCGTGCTCATCGTGGCGTCGTCGGACAGCATGATGTGACCGCATACAAAAAAACGGGGACATCCTCATAGAAAGGATGTCCCCGTTTTTTTATGTATCAGACGGCCACCGGTGCCTTGATCGCGGGCCATGGGTCATAGCCGGTCAGGTGGAAGTCGTCATACGTGTACGCGTCGATGCCAGACGCCTTGTCGATGCTCATATGCGGGTACGGGCGCGGCTCGCGTTCAAGCTGCTTCACGACCTGTTCCAGGTGGTTCCTGTAGATGTGGGTGTCTCCGCCCACCCAGATGAACCGTCCTGGCCTGTAGCCGGTCTGTTGGGCGACCATCATGGTCAGGAGCGCGTATTCCGCGATGTTGAACGGCACGCCGAGGAACATGTCGCAGGAACGCTGGTACAGCTGGCAGTCGAGCCTGTCACCGCGCACATGGAACTGGAACAGGCAGTGGCATGGCGGCAATGCCATCCGGCTTAGGGATTCGACGTTCCAGCTGTTGACGATGATGCGTCGGGAGTACGGGTCTTCGCGGATGGTCTCGATGGCGTTGGCGATCTGGTCGATGCCGCCGAGGTCGGTCGGCCAATTGCGCCACTGGCATCCGTAGACGGGTCCCAGATCGCCGTTGGCGTCCGCCCATTCGTCCCAGATGTGCACTCCGTGCTCCTGTAGCCAACGCACGTTGGTGTCGCCTTTGAGGAACCATAGAAGCTCGTAGATGACGCCTTTGAGGAAGACCTTCTTGCTGGTGATGAGGGGGAAGGCTTTGGATAGGTCGAACTCCATGCGTGTGCCGAACAGGCTTATGGTGCCGACGCCGGTGCGGTCGTTGGACGGGATGCCGTTTTGGAGCACGTCGAGAAGGAGGTTTTCGTATTGGTATTCGCCGCTCCACTTGTGGAGGTGGTCGGCTTTGGAGAGGAACGCTTCTTGTTCTTCGGCGGATTCGGATTGCATTGGGGGCGGATTGTCCTTCGTGGTTGCGTTTGGGGAGATGGGCGGCGGGGAGATGCCGACCGGTCGCGGAGTGCCTGCTGGCGGTTTGTCAAGCCGTTTGGCTGGCTTCTGACGTGATTTTAGCACGCGGACTTTCTTTTTGATGTGTTAATTACGAGCGAAGCGAGTAATTAAAACATTTTTTCTTTCTCGCAGGTTAAGTAAACTCTTGGGTTAATTCAAGTTCTTATAGGTTTACTTAATTCTAATATTATAAGAGTAGGTTTACTTACTAGTATTACCGTGTTTTTGCCGTTTTTTGGCCTGTTTTATGTGCTGAAAACGGCGTCGTTCCAACGTTTTCTCGACCTTACGGGGGGTTGCGGTCATTTGCGGTCATTTGCGGTCACGCTGCGGTCACGTGTGACCGCAACACGCAAATTTGAAATCGTTGGAAAATGGCGGTTTTTATGTTACGAACATGTAACGAGAGTGTTAATTCATGTAAAGGGGGTATGTTTTTGCGTGTTTTCGACACCGTGTCAACGGTATTTGTGTAGAGTTCGTGAAGTCTCACATAGTGAGACATCCATACCCCCTTACTGGGTTTTGTATAAGACGAATCATGAGGGCGTTCCCACGGTCGGGTTCACGGTCGAACGTCCATGATCTACGTCCGCTGCGGTCTTTCCTGTCCGTAGCCGCCTTTCCGTTCTCTCCCCCGCTTCCGGGAGAGAATCGGCCTGCCCTGATGGTCGCGGACGCGTCCATGCATGCGGTGCGGTCGACATCGAACGGTCGGAGGACGGTACGCTTCTGACACGCGTGAAACGCCGGTGCGCGGTCCGCGTTCTCTCCTATTCCCTCCGCGTTCTCCCTCGCCCATGTGATATGCCAGCGGCCTTACGGCGAACGCCGCCGAACATCCCACAGATCGTCCACTGAACGCCTTATCGGCGTGTCGTGGTGCCTTTTTTGGTTTTTTCGTGATGGTTCCGCGAGTTTGTCTGAGAATTGGAGAGAATAACCGCCCTCAGCTCCCTTGGCGGCTCTCCCCGTTTCCGCAGGAAACCCTACTCCCGTAAGGGTTTCCGCCTAAGCTCCTGCGACTGGGCTTGAACCAGTGACCGTCCGATTAACAGT